GGTCACCGTGTCCGAACCGACTGTCAGGTGGGTCCAGTTCCGTTCGTTCTCCGGTCCCTCCATCTCCGACGGCGTCCGCATCCCGACCCCCCACAACGGCCACGTCGGGCGCGCGTACTGGCTCACAACCAAGGTCGAAACGGGCGGCTACTTCGGTCGCGTGATGGCCTACGACGGCACCTGCATGACGGCAGGGCCGGACCAGCACATCGCGGTCTTCCCACGCGAGCTGGTCGAAGAGGACTGGCGCGCCGAAGACGACCAGGGATCGCTCTGGGCGCTCCTGGGGCACCTGCGCCTGCTTCGTGGATCCGACGACTCCTTCGACGAAGCGCTGGGAGCGCTGGAGAGCGAGCTGGCGTCCGACGGGTTCATGTTCGACCGAGGCGGGTTCCTCGCCTACGCGAAGGATCGAGCGGTCTCGGTGGGCAAGAAGGTCATCCAGGTCAAGGCCGGCGATCGGGCGCACGGAGCCGTGATCCGCGAGACCTACACGGCCCCGATGGGCCAAGTCCCGAAGTCTGGCGCGTCGTGGGAGAAGGCCCGGCGCTGGGCGCTGCTCTGGCACTACGTCACCGTGCATCCCGTCGGGTGGAAGACCCAGCTCGACTTCGGCATGGGTCACCTGATCGAACGCGTTCGGCGTCGTCGCATCGGTGACCTCGGTACGGCGGACACGCTCGTCTACGGTCGCGAGGGAATCTCGTCTCCGAGGACGAACTCCATCCCGTCCGAACTGGACCTGGCGATGTGCGTCTACCACGCGAACAGCGTGAACGGTCCGACGCCGGCCAGCGCGGCGCTCGGCGAAGCCGCTCGTGCGCACCACCCATCGTCGAACCCGGCGGGGTTCGCCAGGCTGCTCATCCAGAAGCTCGGGAACAACCCGTTCGGGCGCTGGGACGACGACATCCGGACCGGGCGCTATCAGCGCACACGCGATCACGCGATGGCCTCTGGTCTCTGGCCGCGGAGCCTCTTCGAGGGGGCCTCGGCCATCATGCCCGCAGACCTTCCTGGGTGAAAGGCCACCGATGCACAGCTCGGACGCGCAGACGATCCCATGGCAGGACTTCCTGCTCAGGGAGAGCGCCATCGTCAGCCGCCTCAAGACCGAGGCGACCGGGGCCGTAGGTCTCGTTCGAGAAGTGGCCAGGGCGATCCGATGGCTCGGTGCGGAGCAGCCCGAGACAGCGGTCGGGACGCAGCACGGGATCGTGACGGACGGAGCCTTCACCCTCACGAGGGGCACCTACCAGCTCAACGCGCGCGCACACACCGCCGTCGGCAAGCCCGCCGTGCAGCTCGTCGTGTTCGACAAGAGCCACTCCCGCGACGTGTTCGAGGAAGACCAAGCGCTGTTCCTCGCGATCGTCGATCGCGTCTCCCGCGGCGCCGTCGTGACCGCATGGGAGGCCGACCTCGTGTACAGCGTGGCGATCGACGTGCCGGTCCACCCATCGCTCATGCGTGCCGTGGGGCTCAACCGGCGACGCTTCGAGGCTTGTCCGGATCCAGCCGCTCACCGCGACGCGTTCGTCGTCCCCCACGGCTGGCATCGCTGAGACACCACCTGTAGTGGTGGTCGCTCGACACCGACACAACGCGTATTGCCCATGTTTTTAGGGCTTGCGCGCATATTGTCGCGTCGGTAGCTTCGGTTCCCTTCCCCTCCAGGAAGGAACACCAGTCCCGCCGTGCTGAGGTGGAATCTCGGCTCGGAGGTTACGGGCTCGGTGTGCCCGGACTGGAGGTCACGAAAGCCAGGGAACGTGACGCTCACCGATCTACCCGAAGCCGATCGCTCATGCAACGTATCGTCACGCGGTGTCACACTTCGTGAGGCCACGAAGCCGGCCCGCAAGACCCCGCCCAAGGAGCCATCGCTCGGGCGCCGCCTAGATGACGGAGGAAAAAATCAGGCCCCCATCTTCTTGGGGAGCTGCTCTTCCTCGATGAAGGGGTGGAGGTTCGCTGCGTCGCGCTTCTGGGAGATGATGCTGGAGGAGGAGCTGGGGGATGACGATGTCGCGCTGCGTCTCTCTCTCCAGAAGAGGCTGGAGGGGTTCAAGACGTGCGGGAAGGCCGTCTCTGTCCGGAGGTGCGACGGGTGCGGCATGGCCAGGGGAGGGAGCGGCACCTTCCGTGGTACGCGTACCTGCAAGACGAAGGCGTGCCCGGTGTGCGCTCGCCTCAGGGCCCAGCGTTACTCCGACTGGGTGGGGACGGCATGGAACGCGGTAACGGCTCCCCCTGGCAGGAAGGACTACGCTTGGAGGTGGCTCACCCTCACGACGAAGTTCGACCCCTACTCGGAGGACGACTGCTCCTGGTCCGCCCTTCGGGCCCGCGCCCGCGCCTGCGCGTCCGCCAGCTCGAAGGTCTGGGAGAGGCTCCTCTCGTCTGGCCCGGGGACAGGCGCGATCCGGACCATCGAGGTCAGCCGGCGCGGCATGGTCCACGCGAACATCCTCTACTTCGGCCCGCCGCTCGACCTCGCCAAGGTGGAGGCGCTGGCCAAGAAGGTCTCGCCCATCATGGGCCACGCGCACCTGGAGAAGGTCTCTCGCAACGTCATCGGCAAGAAGGGGGACCGGAAGAAGTCGCCGAAGGAGCAGGAGGAAGAGTTCGAGGAGGACGAAGATCCGCGCGGCTCGCTGGAAGGGCTCAAGAAGGTCGCCCGCTACATCTCCAAGGGGCTCGACCACGAGTGCCGGTCCATGGATCTACAGGACGAGGACTGGGTGACCGGCGAGTCGGTGCTCGTGACGGCGTCCCCTCTCCTCGCCGTCCGGTGGGAGTTCGCCACCTACCGGATGCACCTGACCCAGCGGTACGGCGCGCTCCGCGGGCTGGATCTGGACGAGCACGGAGAGGACTCGAAGCCCGAGAACGAAGACGATGCGCACATCGCCTGCTCGTGCTGCGGCACCGTCGGGTCGTGGAGGACCTCCTTCGTCTCGACCGACCGATGGTTCCGCGAGTGCCACGACCGCGGGGTGAAGGCGCTCCACGCGACACCTGACACGTGGTCCTCTCGGACCTGGCAGGACCAGCCACCGGACGACCCTCTTTGACAACGTGATCTGAGCCGACAACACTCGTCAGTGTGAGTGGAAACGGCAAGCACAAGCACGCTCCGACCATCCGGTGTCGAGGCTGCGGCGGAGACCTCGTGAAGGGGGCTCCCGAGTGCGTCAGGGTCGAGACGGGTCGCATCCGAGGCATGGACGAAGGCTACGAGGACTGGGACGGTAAGTCCGAGCCCTGGGGCTACATGCACCTGCGGTGCTTCTACCTCTCGGTCGGTGACCCACGCGCAGTCGAGGCCATGGTCGAGACCTCCCCGCCAAGCTGACCTGGCCCCGGGGCCACTTGACTAACGCATAATCCAGTATAAGATGCTGGAGAGGTGTCAGTCATGGAAGGAACCAGGTACGTCGAGGTCCCGGCGGAGAGCATCATGGGCTTGCTGACCGACATCGGTCAGAAGGTCGCCGCCAAGGGTGGTGGGATGGGCGAGACGTTGGTCGGGCGCGAGCGCGTCGTGGACCTACAGCCCGCCCAGTCGAAGACGGTGGTGCGCGTCTTCACGTCTCTCGCGCGCGGTGAGGACGCGGTGCGCGGGTGCGGCGAGGACGCGGTTCGTCTCGTGATCGGCTTCATCGGTCGTGGCCGCGACGGGCAGGAGCGGTTCTTCCCGCTCTCCGACGGGCGACGCATCTACCGGACGGCTCCGACCCAGCTCGCCCACGAGAAGCGCGTCGAGGCGTTCCTCGACCGCTTCAAGGTCGCCCTCCGCGAGGTCTACGACGAAGCGCGCCGCTGGACCGCGTGTCCGGCGTGCGGCGCTCCGATGCAGCTCCGGACGAACAAGGCGCAGAACAGCAAGTTCTGGGGCTGCACGGCGTTCCCTGGATGCCGCGGAACGCGCCCCGCGTGATGATTCTTGACAGACGACAGATACAAGCTAGCATGGGTCTGTCGGCTCGATGAATGAGCGACTCGCCCCGGCATGAGCCGGAAGGAGAAGATCATGGGACTCGGAGATCTGGTTCGTGGTGCGTCGGGCGGTTCGGCCAACTCGGAGGGTGACATCCTCAAGGGCCTGAACCCGGAGCAGACGGAGGTCGTCCTCCACGACAAGGGACCGCTGCTCGCGGTCGCCGTGGCAGGGGCCGGCAAGACCGCCGCGATCGTGCGCCGAATGGCGTACCTGGTTCGCGTGCGCGGGGTGGCTCCGAACCGGATCCTCGCCGTGACCTTCTCCCGCAAGGGCGCGGATGAGATGAACGAGCGCCTCGAAGCTCTCATCGGAGAGACGGAGGCGCGCGTCGGCACCTTCCACTCGCTGGCCTACGAGGTCCTTCGCAAGGAGGGGATGGCCGACGGATGGAACGTGGACGACCGCGACCGGTACCGGATCTGCGTCAAGGACGCGGTCGGGTACAAGGAGCTGGACTGGAAGGTCGCGGACGTGACCCTCATCGTGGACTTCGTCGGCAAGTGCAAGGCGGCGCTGGCGCGCCCCGACTCGGACGAAGCGGAAGAGATCGCTCGCGGGTTCTACCGCAAGGCGCCGTCGGCGAAGACGGTCCCCTCGATGCTGATCCGCGCGTACCACCGCGCCGAGGAACTGCGGAAGGATCGCCGGCTCCTGACCTTCGACGACATGCTCTTCGACGCGGTCGAGGCGTTCCAGGTCCACGAGGACCTGCGCCACCGCTGGGCCGCGCGCTGGGACTACGTCATCCAGGACGAGGCCCAGGATCAGAACCTCGCTCAGCTCATGATGGGCGAGCTGCTCGCCAAGGATCACCGGAACTACTGCCTGGTCGGCGACCCCGCTCAGACCATCTACACCTGGCGCGGCGCCCAGCCGAGCAAGCTCCTCGGTTTCGAGGAAGCGTGGGGCGCCAAGGTCGTGCGGATGGGCCGGAACTACCGGTGCGGGTCGGTCATCATCGACGCGGCGAACAAGGCGCTCGACTCGATGGACCCGGCTCAGCGGCTCCCGATCTCGATGATCGCCGAGCGAGGCACGGTCGGCGAGATCGTGACCAAGGTCTTCCAGGACCTCGACGCGGAGGGCCAGGAGATCGGGGCACGCGTGCTCTCGATGGCCCAGGACGGCAAGGCGTACGGCGACATCGCCGTCCTCTACCGGACCAACGCCCAGTCCCGCGCGGTCGAAGAAGCGATGCTCTCGGCCCGGATCCCCTACCGGATCATCGGCGGCACGAACTTCTACGAGCGCCGCGAGGTTCGCTCGCTGCTCGCCTACCTCCGCCTGGCGGATGGGCGCGGGGAGCTGGAGGACATCGAGAAGTGCATCAACGCTCCCTTCCGCTTTCTCGGTCGCGCGTTCGTCGAGCGGGTCACCGACGGCGCCCGTCGCGAGTTCTCGCGGATCAAGGGCACGGACCAGAAGATCGACTGGACCTCACTCGTGCGCTCCGTGGCCCAGCAGGCCGGCATCCAGTCGCGCCAGCGTGAGAGCGCGTACGAATGGGCCGACATGATCGACATGGCCGCCAAGGGGATCGCGCTCGCCGCGGAGACCGACGCCCCGGTCGAGCAGCGCAACCTGGGCAAGCCCGCGAAGCTGCTGGAGGACATCGTCCGCCTCACCCGCTACACGGCGTGGCTGGAGAAGGACGAGGGCGAGGAGAGCACCGAGAACAGCCGGGTCTCCAACGTCCGCGAGCTGGTCCGCGCGGCCGGTCGGTTCCCGACCGTGAAGGAGCTGCTCGACTACATCGACGAGGTCGGCAAGAAGTCGAAGCGCGCTCGCAAGGACGACGGGGAGAACCCGAACAAGGTCACCCTGACCACCCTGCATCGCTCGAAGGGCCTGGAGTGGCCGGTGGTCTTCCTGGTCGGCGTCTCGGACGGGATCCTGCCGCACGCGCGGTGCGAGGACGAAGAGGAAGAGCGCCGGCTCTTCTACGTGGGCGTCACGCGCGCGCGTGACCTGCTCCACGTCTCGGCGGTGATCAACGTCTCCCTCGGTTCCAAGGTCATCATGACCGAGCCCTCGAAGTTCATCACCGAGGCCGGTCTCGTGCCGGTCTTCCACGACGAAGTCGGCGACCTCCGCTACCACGACGAGGACTCGGTCACGCGCGCGGACACGGACTCGGCCAGCCGCGACGAGGACGAGAACTGACTCCACCGTGGTGGCCGTCTACGAACCGATCGACGTGTCGCTGGTCCCAGATGCGGTTCGAGACGGCATCTGGGACACGACGGTCCTCACGAGAGGGTGGATCGTGAAGGTCGCCTACTACCGGCAGCCGTTCACTCGATGCGAGGCGGGTCCCGGAGCGGCGTTCAGGCGAACCACCGACACGAGCGACGGGTCAGTCGTGTACGCGAGGCGTGTGGATCCGTCCTGAGATGATCAGCGGACCACGTCTCCGAGGGGCACGAACGGTCCGAACGCGACCGTCTTCGTGCGCCCTCGGAACATGCACACCGCGTCCGAGCACGGCGGCGGAGAGCCGCTCGTCGGGAGGATGCCGGCGGTCCAGTCCGACCAGTCCACCTGGAGATGCTGGGCGCTCAGGACCGCCCTCACGAGCACCGTGCGGCCCTGGGCCTGGAACAGGTCTCCTGGGCGGATGCGCAGCGCCGTCCAGTCGAGAGACGGGGTCGTGGACATCGCGATGTCGGACCCGGCGGAGAGCAGGACGGACCCGGAGGGAAGAGCGATGTCGGAGACCGGCTTCGTGATCTCCAGGTCCCAGCTCGCCGCGACGAGGGGGAGGTCCCAGGTGTCCTCTCGACGAACGTGAACGATGACCTGGCCGTTCGTGTCGGAGACGATCTCGATCTCCTCGGGGTCGTAGGACCGCTTCACGATCAGCGCGGCTTCATTCCCCAGGACGACCCTGTTGCGGAGGGAGGTGGGGACGCCGCCGGCTCCGATCTTGGCGGCGAACCGCAAGACCGAGTCGGAGATCGCCACCTTGTCCGGCGGGTCGAGGTCGTTCTGGATCTGGACGCCGATGTCCAGGTCGTCGCCCCGGTAGAAGCGGATCTCCTGGGCGTGCGGGAGGATGGTGGACGACAGCTCGGGGAACACGGCGATCACCTCGGGGTCGGAGAGGACCACGCCCAACACACCCATGTCGATCGTCGGGACGCGGTCCACGTGGTCACCTGCGCGCCATGCCGCCGTGGGCGGACATGAGCTGGACGGTCACCCTGATCCCGCGGGCAGCCGCCGCGGCCATGAGGAGCAGCCGCATGGCCTCGGCGTTGGCGCCACGCTTGCCGACCAGGGACCCAGCCTCTTCCTCCCGGCAGGTGACCTCGAAAGCCACGAAGCCGGTCGGCGACACGGCGCGACCGATGACGATGTCGGCCGGGTGATCGACGATCGACTTGCACATGGTGGAGAGCATGAACTCCAGCTCGTCCACCGCCTCGTCGAGCGTTCTCGACTTCAACTTCTTCATCGGGACGGGTTCACCCATGTCCGATCTGCTCCTTCTTCCTTCCAAGCGGTTGAGCCCTGGCTCCTGACAGTGTACGATGGCACTTCCAATCGCGGAAGAACCACCGCGAAGAAGGAGAAGCAGATGCCGAAGAAGGCGGAGAAGAAGAGCGCTCTCGACCTCGTCTCGTGGATCGACGGCCTGCCCGACAAGGGCGGGGCGTGGGGCAAGGGCATCATCGACACGGTGATGTCCTTCGAGAAGGAGGCCGAGGAGGCCGACGCTCAGATCGCCAAGCTCGACGAGCAGATCAAGGCCGCGAAGGACAAGGCCGCGCAGCGGCGCACGATGGCCCTCCAGGCCGCCAGGCGCGCCAGCCGCGAGGCCGGGAAGCTCTACTCGGCGGAGGACCTCAAGAAGGCCGGCCTCAGCGAGGGCTGAGTGCAGGAACCGAAGACCCTGCTGGAGGCTCTCCGGCAGACACGGTTTCGGTTCACCTCCGAGGACGACCTCCAGCGCGGCATCGCCAAGCTGCTGGAGGAGCGGTCGATCCCGCACCAGCGGGAGTTTCGTCTCGACGCCCAGTCCCGCCTCGACTTCATGGTCGATGGCGGGCTGGGCATCGAGGTGAAGATCGACGGCTCGGTCAGCGACCTCGGGTACCAGGTGCTCCGCTACCTCAAGCACGAGGCGGTGAGCGGCATCGTGGTCGTCACGTCGCGGTCGTCGCACCGGGACCTCCCTCGCGAGATGGAGGGGAAGCCGGTGTGGGTCGTCTACCTCTTCACCAGCGCGTTCTGAGCATGACCGTCCGCACCTACGGGTCGATGATCCTCGAAGGCAACACGTGGACGATCCACGCGGAGCCGCACGTGATGATGAAGATCCGAAGGGTCTTCACGCGCGCCCAGTTCAAGCTCGGGGTGATGGAGCTTCGTGACTCGGAGGAGGTCTGCAAGGACCTGCTCTGGTTCATGGAGCGGTACCCACTCGGAGTGGCACCGGAGCATCGCGCGCACCTACTCCAGTCCGCCAAGACCTACGACGCCCGTGCGGACGCGTTCTCCGGGATCCTCTCGGGCCGGATGGAGCCGAAGCCGATCGAGCTGGCGGTGCCGATGAGGCACTACCAGCGCGTGGCGTCGGACCTGGCTCTCCGGGTGAGAGGGCTGCTGATCGCCGACGAGCTGGGCATCGGCAAGACGGCGATGGCGATCGGCGCCATGACCGATCCCAGGACCAGGCCGGCCCTGGTGGTGACGCTGACCCACCTTCCGAAGCAGTGGGAGCGGGAGATCAAGAAGTTCGCGCCGTCGCTCACGACGCACATCGTCAAGAAGGGGACGCCGTACGACATCGTCCTCAACAAGCCGAAGAAGGGGCAGCTCTCGCTCATCGAGCCAGAGTTCCCCGACGTGCTGATCATCAACTACCACAAGCTCTCGGGCTGGAGGCACGTGCTCTCCGGCATCATGCGCAGCGTCGTCTTCGACGAAGTCCAAGAGCTGCGTCACGACGGCTCGGACAAGTACAGGGCGGCCGAGCACATCGCCAGCGCGGCGTCGTTCCGCATCGGGCTGTCGGCCACGCCGATCTACAACTACGGGTCGGAGTTCTGGAACGTGATCAACGTCCTGAACCCCGACGCCCTCGGGTCCAAGATCGAGTTCGTCCGCGAGTGGTGCAACAACACCATGGACATGCAGGGGCGCGGCAGGGTCGGAGATCCCAAGGCGTTCGGCACGTACCTCAGGGAGCAGGGGCTCATGATCCGCCGAACGAGGCGCGACGTGGGCAGGGAGCTGCCGGCGCTGACGCGCACGCCGCACTACGTCGATTCCGACGCGAAGGTGCTCGACAAGGTGAAGTCGAGCGCCGTCGCCCTCGCCAGGTTCTTGCTGGAGAAGCAGGGCTCGACCTTCGATCGGATGAAGGCGGGGGGCGAGCTGGACTGGAAGATGCGGCAGGCGACCGGGCTGGCCAAGGCTCCGTTCGTCGCCGAGTTCGTGCGGATGATCGCCGAGTCCGGAGAGAAGGTCGTCCTCTACGGCTGGCACCACGCCGTCTACCAAGTCTGGATCGACCGCTTCAAGGCTCACGGCTTGAAGGTCGGGCTGTTCACCGGGCAGGAGAGTCCGACCCAGAAGGAGAAGGCCAGGGCCGACTTCATCGAGGGCGACACCAACATCCTCATCATGAGCCTCAGGGCCGGCGCCGGCTTGGACGGTCTCCAGCACGTGTGCCGAACGGTCGTCTTCGGTGAGCTGGACTGGTCACCCGGCGTCCACGAGCAGTGCGTCGGGCGCGTGTACCGCGACGGACAGCAGGACCCTGTCGTCGCCTACTTCCTGGTCTCCGAGGAGGGCAGCGATCCGGTCATCGCCGACGTGCTCGGCCTCAAGAAGGCGCAGATCGAAGGCGTGCGCGACCCAGACGCCGAACTTCTGGAACGCGCGGAGCCCCCCGAGAACGGCATCCGCCAGCTCGCCGAGTCCGTCCTCAGGTCGCAGGGCATCGACCTGTCTACCATCATCCCGCTTGACGAACCAAAGTCAGATGATAAGATGGGAGGGTCTCAGCAAGAAGAAGCAGAACCACAAGCAGAAGCAGAAGGAGGGTAGATCCCATGGGTGGCCAGCTCATCGAAGGCAAGGGTGTCTCGCGCACGAACGGGTTCGCGGTGCCCGCGCACATGCTCACCGTCATCGGCATCGACACGCCGCACAAGTCGATGTCCGAGCATCGGCTCTACGACAAGCGCGTCCACCTGCCGTTCGATCAGGGTGGCCACCAGGGGATCCCCGACGACCATCCGCACGTCCTCTCCATGAAGGAGTACGGCGTCCAGCAGCCGGTCCTGATCGAGGTCGTGGAGGTCGATGGCAAGGACCTCTACATCGTCGTCGATGGGCGCGGGCGCGTGCTCAAGCAGCGCATCGCCGACCGGCTTCTCAAGAAGGAGGGCCGCGAGGGCAAGCCGGTGCCGTGCATCGCGCGCCGCGCCAACGCGAACATCGAGAAGATCGACCGTGCCCTCGGCATCGTGCTCAACGAGCACCGGACCGAGGACTCGATCCTCAACCGCGCGCAGAAGGCGCAGTACCTCCTGAGCACCGGCGACACGGTCGAGACGGTCGCGCGGCTCTTCGGACGGTCGGAGCAGACCATCAACGAGTGGGTGAAGCTGCTCGACATGCCGTCGTTCGCCCAGGACGCGGTCGAGACCGGCTCCGTGTCGGCGAGCGCGGTCGTCAAGCTCGCCGGGATGCCGAAGGACGAGATGAAGGAGGCTCTCCAGAAGCTCGCCACGGAGGGTGGCGGCGCCAAGGCGGCGACCGTCATCGCGAAGGGATCGAAGGCGAACGGCAGCGGGTCCAAGGGTCAGAAGGCCGGCGCCGACGCTCCGGTGGTCGCTCCGTCGAAGCGGGCCATCAAGAAGGCCATCGAGAACGGCAAGGGCGTCCTCTCCGAGGACCTCATCCTCGGCCTCCGCATCGCGATCGGCGACGCGCCCCCCACCAAGGTCAAGGGCCTGGTGGCCCTGCTTCGCGGTGACGAGCCGGGGGCGGCCGAGTAGGTTCTCCCGGAGACCTCCGGCGGGATACCCTGAGCGTCCCACCCCCCCTCCTTCCATCGCGAGGGGTGCCCCGCCGGAGGCTCCGGAAGAAAAAAGAACGCGGCTTAGCTTTTTCTTCTTGACCTCTCGTTTGACCAGAAGTACACCACGGAGACCCAAGAGCGAGATCATGTCTTCCAGAACCCTCAAGCCCAGCACCTCGACGTATCCGGCATCCATGCCGGCGACGGTGTGGTGTGCCTTGGCCGAAGGGTGCCTGGATTCGCTCTTCGTCAACGCCATCCGCCACCAGGAGGGTACCTCCGGGGCGACCTAGCTTTCATCCCAACCAGGGATCGTGAAGCGAAGGCCGCCCGGGAAACCGAGGCGGCCTTCGGCGTTCATGGGCCTGCACAACGGAGCTGACGCGGCTGGGGCCGCAGGCCGGCTGTAACCCGGTTCCCTTCGGGGACGGAAGGTTCGATTCCTTCCAGCTCCATGACGATGACCACCAAGGAGAAACGAGACCCCGTCTTGGGGTCGTAGTTCAACGGCAGAACAGCCGGCTTTTACCCGCGGATCGATGGTACATTACCGGCATGACCAAGAAGTGCCCCGGGTGTTCCAGAGAGCTGCCGTTGGAGTTGTTCGCAGACAGACCAGAGAGGAAGAGCGGCAAGCAGTCCTACTGCCGAGAGTGCAACAGAAGGAAGTCGCAGGAGTTCTACCGGAAGAACAGGTCTCGAATCCGTGCTGGTCAGGCACGATCGAGGGCCGCGGCAAAGGAGATGCTCCTGGAGCTGTTGACCGGGAAGGTGTGCAAGGACTGCGGAGAGGGCGATGTTCTGGTTCTGGAGTTCGATCATGTTCGAGGAACCAAGAGGAAGGCGGTGAGCAGGATGGTGTCGGACGGCTACGGCCTGGAGACCATCCGAGTCGAGATCGAGAAGTGCGACGTGGTGTGTGCCAACTGCCATCGGAGGCGCACCCACAAGGGATCGTGGCGGGACGTTAGCTCCAAGGCGGAGCAGCCGGTTTTTACCCGGTCGGGCTGAGTTCGATTCTCAGGCGTCCCACTGGGTTCAACCCCCTCCGGCCCCACTCGCGTCGGAAGCTAGATAGGAACAGCACCCGGCTCTTACCCGGGAGATTCGAGGGTTCGATCCCCTCCCGACGCATCCAGGCTCGTCTAGTGGCAGGACAACGGTCTCTGGAACCGTGAAGCGGGGTTCGAGTCCCTGGCCTGGAACTAGGTGGTCACCCACCGAAGCTCTCTGACAACTGAATAGGAAGCCATTCAGGCGGTCCCCACGGGGGCCGCGGGAAGGGACTCGCACGCGCGGTCGTGCCCATACGGGCGCGCGCGTGCGAGGGCCCGACCAGATGGTGGGGTAGCTCAGTGGTTAGAGCGGCAGACTGTTAGCCTGTTGGTCGGGGGTTCGACTCCCTCCCCCATCGTGTGGTAGAACTTAGGAAGTTATGCCGCAAATGGTACGAAGGTTCTGTCCGAAGCATGGCGAGTGCGACTACTACGTCTTCAAGCACCGAGTGCGGTGCAAGCGGTGTCAGATCGATTCCGTCACGGGTCGCCGAAGGCGGGTGAGGGAGATACTTGTTGCGGAGCACGGCGGAGCCTGTTCTCGGTGCGGGTACTCCAAGTGCAAGGCGGCTCTGGAGTTCCACCATAAGGATCCGAGTCAGAAAGACCCGGTGGTACTCGGTTCAGGCAACACGAACGGCATCGCAACCATGCGAGCCGAAGCAGCTAAGTGCATTCTCGTGTGCGCGAACTGTCACCGGGAGATTCACGAGGAGATGGGTCAGGGTGCAGTTCGGTCTGTTTAGACCGAAGTGCGTGGGTTCAACTCCCACCCCCATCGTAGGGCGAATGCCAGCGGGAGTACATCTCTTGTACAGATCAACCCTCTCGCGATCTCTCGTCGCCCGTATTCCAGGGAAGAGTCAAATGGAGCGACGCCCGTCTGTTCAACGGGATGTTGGGGGTTCGAGTCCCTCCCCTGGAGCTGGTTCCATAGGTCACGGTCTGGGTAACCGGGCGAGTCCAGCTCCGGCTGGTCAGGTCTGTCACTGCGTCCCTCGTCTCACTCAATGTCCCGTTCGTCTAGATGGCCAAGGATGCTCGACTCTCACTCGGGCGACGGTGGGTTCAAATCCCCCACGGGACGTTTCTTTCCTCATACGGAGGCTCGATAGGGCTGTCCACCCGAACTTGTCGCGCAAGCGAATGCTGGGCAGGGACTACATCACAATCGAACCGTAACTTCGACCAAAGACCGGGATCCCCGACCGGTCAGCCTCCACCATGTCCTCGTAGCTCAGTGGATAGAGCATCCGCTTCCTAAGCGGGTGGTCGCAGGTTCGAGTCCTGCCGAGGACGCTTGGGAGAATGTTCGCGAAGGACTACATGGCCACATAAGCCCCTGGTCGCTGGTTCGAGTCCAGCCCGCCCCACTTCTCATGGGGTGGTAGCTCAGTTGGTAGAGCGGGAAAAACACGTCCTAGCATCTCTTGTCTCCCATCTTTCACATGGTGGTCGATCCCGAAGTGGTGGAGGGGCTCGGTTGTGACCCGGGTGCAAGGCGGTTCGACTCCGCTCGACCACACCAAGGTGCGGAAGTAGCCGGTTGCTCTGGTCCGTCTGATACACGGACTGAGGAAGGGTTCGACTCCCTCCTGCACCATCACCACCGTCCAGTAGCTCAACGGAAGAGCACCTGCTCGACACGCAGGAGGCCGTGGGTTCGGCTCCCACCTGGACGACTCGGGTCCGTAGCTCAGTTGGGAGAGCGCCTCGATGGCATCGAGGAGGCCAGCGGTTCGACCCCGCTCGGATCCATGTGGTACGGTGGAGGCATGGGCCTCGCCGACCAGCTCGAAGAAGCCACGCAGGAAGCGCAGTACGTGGTGAGGTGGGTCACCAAGGTGGACCACCCGGAGAAGCGCGACGCGTCCTACAAGGTCAGGGACAAGGTCAGCGTCGGCTCGAACAGGGCGACCTTCAAGACGAAGGAGGCCGCGCTGGGAAGGGCCAAGGACCTGGTCAACGGCGACGAGGACTTCGCCTCCGAGTTCACGTCCAAGGTCGAGGTCTACCAGGTCCTCGCGAATGGCCGGACGCGTCAGATCATGAAGATGGTCGAGCGCGAACGTGGCGAGGACGGCAAGATCCGAAGCGTCTGAGGGCTCCGTAGCTCAGTGGGAGAGCATCCGCCTTGCAAGCGGAAGGTCGCGGGTTCAACCCCCGTCGGGTCCACTTTTGCCGCTCAGGTCCAGATGGCGGGGCACCCCCTTGGTACGGGGGAGGTGGCGGGTTCGATTCCCGCGAGCGGCTCTCATGCGGGCGTGGCCGAGAGGTGAGGCACCTGCCTTCCAAGCAGACCTACGCGAGTTCGATCCTCGCCGCCCGCTCTGGCCCAGGGCCAGACGGTGTCCTCTCGCCAGGGGATGCTCGATGGTCCTGGCCTTGGCGCGATCTTCCGGGAAGGACACCGGCTGCAACCCGGTGAAGGGCGGCTCGACTCCGCCTCGCGCCTCTCGTGTCCTCGTAGCTCAGCAGGAGGAGCAGCCGCCTTCTAAGCGGTCGGTCGCGGGTTCGATCCCCGCCGAGGATGCTAGGCGGCGAACGCACGACAGACTTGCCCGCGAAGCTCAACTGGATGAGCGCCCGGCTACGAACCGGGAGGTTGGTTAGGGTTCAACTCCCCCCGCGGGTGCTCGACGGATCCATGCCCTCGTAGCTCAGATGGAAGAGCGTCGCCCTCCGAAGGCGAAGGTCCGCAGGTTCGATCCCTGCCGGGGGTGCTAGAGGTAGATCCGGCGGCGAGGTCGGCCTACACTCGCCCGTCAGGAGGCCCACTTCATGGCCAGCACGGTCACCACCTTCGCCGTCTTCCAGACCCTCCTCCAGCGGTCGGTGGACCTCGATCCGAACCTCGACTCCGCCACGAAGGCGGCGATGAAGACGAGGATCCAGAACCTCGCCCGCGAGCAGGAGATCGTTCTCGGCCAGCCGAAGGCGTCGTCCACGTCCGGCGCGGTCACGGAGAACCCGACGACCCAGTCGATCGACGTGGCCATCGCCGCGCTCGGGACGAACAGGGTCGAGTTCGACCCGATCCAGTTCTTCGTCCCGGTCACCGTGGACGGCACCAAGGGGGTGCGCGGGTTCATGCCCGGCGTGGCCGGCACCAGCGTGCTGCCGCTGGTCGCGCAGGCGGGCATCACCCTCCAGTACCGGCTGGCGTCGGGCGACCCGTGGTCGAACTTCGACCGCACGACGCTCCTCAGCGAGGTCACCTGGATCCAGTTCGCGGCCAACATCGCCGATCAGGTGGCGGCCAGCTCGCTGCCCGACATCCACATCCACGCCGAGCAGGTCTGACCATGAGCATCGCCACGCTGCTTTCCGAGGCCCTTCTGACCGAGAAGGGGCCGACCTTCGCTGCGGCGCGCAACGCCGTGCTCGACAAGCTCCAGAAGGACGGCTGGAAGCTCTCGGACCGGAGCCTCAAGATCCCGCACGCCACGTCGCCGGACGGTCAAGTTCGCCTCTGGTTCAAGTCGCAGGCGGTCTACTACACCTTCGGCAACGCCCACTCCATGAACGGAGCGAGGTCGCTGCACTCGGATCTCCGGACGATGTCGCCCGAGGACTTCGTCAAGGACGCCGAGAAGTTCGCGCGCAAGGAGGACATCGACCAGCTCGGGTTCGATGCCATCCACGAAGGGCTCGGGATCGACGACGACCTCTCCGAGGGCTTCGACTACTGGTACGGCGCGGCTCCTCTCGACGAGGACTACGAGCCAGCGGCCGAGCCCGAGGACGAGTGGGCCCAGGACAAGGCCGGCGTCGAGGTCCTCAACCAGAAGCTCACGAAGACCAAGAAGGGTCACGGCTGGTGGAAGCCGCCGCACAACCTCCTGGTCAACCAGGCTCTCATGGGCATCAACCTCTGGAGGTTCCGCCTCTTCTCGGGGTACGGCGGCATCGCGCGGGCGTTCCGCAAGGACAAGAACGCGCTCATCATCAAGCCGGGCTGGTCCTCCGTCGATGACGGTCGCCGGATCGGTTCGATGAACGCCAGCGGGTTCACCCAGATCGACCCGGAGACGGCCGAGAAGCTGGTCAAGCTCGTCGCCGCCCAGCCGACGATCGAGGACACGGTCCGCGAGGAGCTGGCCGCCATCGAGAAGCAGTTCGGGATCGAGATCCCCTCGAACGTGAAGGCCGGCCTCATCGGGAGCGCGGTCAAGGTCGCCGGCCAGAAGTGGGGGCTCAGTTCCTCCACCCGTGGCAAGGACCGGGCGGTGCCGCTCGACGGCAGCAAGCCCTACGACCTCGGTGCGTTCGAGTCCGACGAGCGCAGGGGTCCGGGTCTGCACGAGGCGCAGCAGACCGACGCCGCGCTCGCGTTCCCGGGCGAGGACGAGCAGGCCAAGCCGGGTGGGTTCAAGATCAGCTCGAAGGCTCTCGGGCTCTTCAAGAAGGAGCTGGGCGCCGACTGGCAGCCGGAACAGGCGCTCTTCAAGCGCCAGCGCCAGATCATCGACGACCTCTCCCAGGAGGAGTTGGCCGAGCTGTTCGGCGCCGAGCGGATCGATCTCGCCCAGGACGCCATCGCTGGCAACCCGCGCAAGGCGTTCAACAAGTGGCTCATGATGACCGCCAAGGTCAGCCCGAAGCTCGGCAAGACCGTGCGGGCCGTGCCGGAGAACGCGTCGCTGCTCTTCTACCTCACGGTCGTGCGCGTCTCCGGTCGCGACATGGCCGACATCATCCTCAAGCGCTACTTCGAGACCGAGTCCGATCACATCGGCGCGGTGAAGTCGCGGATGAAGGTCGAGGCGCTGGAGGAGGCCATCATCGAAGCGCGCCTCGCCGGGTCGGACGACATCGAGGAGGCCATCGAGGAGTACGACAACATCGTGAAGACCATGCGCAACCGCGTGGCCTACATGAAGAGCGGCAAGGGCGACGAGGACTGGCTCCGCAAGGCGGTCCTCGACGAGGTCCGCCGGATGGAGCAGCAGTCGAAGATCCTTCGGCGCCTGCTCGAACGGGAGTGACTTGACTGCTGGCCCATCTCGGGCCAGCATCACGATGCGGAGTGGAGCAGTCTGGTAGCTCGCCGGCCTCATAAGCCGGAGGTCGTTGGTTCAAATCCAACCTCTCGCAATACCCGGCGTCCCGAACCCTCCGAGAGGAGAACACGGGGCGACCGCGGACAATGTAACGCCTGGGACCGCGGGATGCGGCGGCGGGCATCATAAGCCCGGCCGCGTGGGGTTCGAGTCCCTCCTCAGGCACCACTCCAGACGGTCCTTCGGGACCGGCGAATGCACGGGTGAGCCTGGCGGCATCCGTGGGAGACAACGTGCTGGGGGCGACCCGCGTACGATCCGCCAGGAACCTCGGGGTGTGGCGCAGTGGAAGCGCGCTCGGTTCGGGACCGAGAGGTCGTGGGTTCGACCCCCACCACCCCGACTATCAGCGAACTCTCAATCCGGTTCGGGATTGATAGTTCGATGAGCACGGGTAGCTCAGAGGAAGAGCGGCGGTCCCACACACCGCAGGCCGTGGGTTCGATCCCCACCCCGTGTACTCGATCTACGACGAGAGGGGTCACCAGGCGCCAACGCCTGGAACCGGTCGCTGCGCAGTGGGCCGTCGGCGCCGATGGTCCTCAGTGTCCGTGGGTTCTGTCCCAGAACGACCCCTCCCGTCGTAGATCGATTCGCGGACGTGGCGTAATGGCAGCCGCGCCAGCTTGAGGTGCTGGTGGTCTTTGTACCGTGAGGGTTCGACTCCCTCCGTCCGCATGTTCGTCCAGGTGGCGTAATGGCAGCCGCGCCGGTCTCAGAAGCCGGTGGTCTTCGTACCGTGAGGGTTCGACTCCCTCCCTGGACATCGAAACGCGAGCGTGGTGGAACTGGTAGACACACCTGCCTCAAGATCAGGCGACCCCTCCGTGGTCGTGCGGGTTCGATTCCCGCCGCTCGCACTAACTGGCGAAGAAAGGAGGAGTCCCGTGAGTAGGTCAACATTGGTTCTGGATCAGGGCTACCAGCCCCACCGCATCGTCTCTTGGCAGCGAGCGATCCACATGATCTTCGACGGCAAGGTCGAGGTCGTGTCGGAGTACGAGGACGAGGTCATCCGCAGCGTCTCGATCTCCATCAAGATGCCGGCGGTCGTCCGCCTGCTCTCGCGCGTGCGCGGGCGCAAGCAGATGGTCAAGTTCTCGCGCATCAACGTGGCCACGCGGGACGCCTTCACCTGCCAGTATTGCGGGACGAAGCACCCCCTCTCGAAGCTCACCTACGACCACGTCACGCCACGCGCGCAGGGCGGCAAGACGGTCTGGGAGAACATCGTGATGGCGTGCTACCCATGCAACGAGGGCAAGCGGGACCGGACGCCCGAGCAGGCCGGCATGAAGCTGCTCAAGAAGCCCGTGAAGCCGGTGTACCTGCCGGCGGTGACGATGCGCTTCGAGCTGACCAACATGCCCGACGCGTGGGCGAGCTGGTTCTACTGGAACGGGGCCCTCGAAGAGGGGTCCTGACGAGTCCGCACCTGGGCAACCAGGTGCCGCACCTGCCCTCGGATCGTGGGGCGGGACGCTGCGTGTGACAGCCCTGGGCGAGTACCGGCGAAGGCGGCGTGCGTCCGCTGCGTCGTTCGGGAAAGCCCAGGGCAACGATCTCTCGGGGTATGGCGCAGCGGAAGCGCGCTCGTCTGGGGGACGAGAGGTCGCCGGTTCGATCCCGGCTACCCCGACTGGTACGATGGGCCTCCCCGACAGGAGTCCATCATGAAGGTCTGCACCAAGACAGGGAAGCACTGCTACGGCTCGAAGGAGCACGCGAGGCGTGTCATGCGACACCTGGCCGCCGCGCTCCGGGTCTACCGGTGCGACCAGTGCGGGCAGTACCACCTCACGAAGAAGCACGGGTGAACGTCATGCAGACGCCATCGAAGTCCTCCATGTAGACGCGGCTGGCCGCCGCGTCCGAGGAGGACACCATGCACCACAAGAAGAGGAAGCCACCGGCGGCGAGGGCTGCGTGCAAGCTCTGCAAGCCGTGGAAGCTGAACGGGGCCGCCAAGGCCAAGAGCTGGAACATGACGAAGCGGGGCCGCGTCGAGGCGGTGGAGCTTCGGGAGATGAAGCACGGAGAGGGAACCGGCTAGGACGCCGGCACCGCCTTGAAAGCGGAGGGGCGCTTCGGCGCTGAGGTTCGAGACCTCCTCTCTCCGCACTGGAAGCCGAACTGGCCAGGGGCCAGCCCTCGTTGGAAGCGAGCGGGGACCCGCAAGGGTCTGAGGGTCGGGACCTCCGGTTTCCGTTGGAAGACGAACTGGCCAGGGAGCCAGGTCCGCCTCGAAAGCGGAACGCACCCGCAAGGGTGTGGGGGTCGGGACCTCCGTCTTCCGCTACGAGATGATCAAGCGACGACCGTGGACCGAGGAGCAAGACAGGCAGCTCGCCTTCGACTGGGGCGTGTTCTCGCTGGACACCATCGCGCGCCGGCACGGAAGAACGCCGATGGCCATCGTCCAGAGAGCCAAGAAGCTCTCTCTCGGGGCCCCGTCCAGGGGGACGCTCACCGTGTGCGGCTTGGCTGAGGCCACTGGGTACGGGCGCAGCCAGATCCGGAGCGCCGCCCGCGCGCTCGGGATCGTCATCGGGAAGCGGACCTCCGCGTACGTCGCCAAGCATCGGAACCGGAGGTACACGTCGATCGACGAAGAGGACGTGGAGCGCATCATCGCGTTCCTCGGGTCGAGGCCGGACGGCGCGCGGATCAGGGCCGAGGTCAAGGGTGCCTGGGGCGGACCGGGCCGCGGAGGACCCAAGCCAGAAGGATGCGTCTCGTGCGGGACCTCGGAGAGGCCGCACTACGCCAAGGGGATGTGTGGTCGGTGCTACGACAAGAGGAGGAAGAACCGGTCAGGGGCCGGCCTCGGTTGCTAACCGAAGGGTGCCTGCAAGGGCATGGGGGTCGGGACCTCCTTCCTCCGCTCACGCGGTCAGGGCCGAACGGTAAGGCACCTCGTTGCCAACGAGGTCGAAGCGGGTTCGACTCCCGCTGGCCGCTCTCATGGAATGGCTTCCTGTTCAGTAGTTGACAAACTCATCGCATCACGCAAGATGCGCTGATACAGGAGGTTGGACTATGGCCAACAAGCAGCTCTTCAAGTCGGCGAAGCCGGGGCGTACGCCGCCGGCCACGAACACCATCAACAGCGCGGGCGGGATCGCGTACGAGGCGGGGCCCCAGGAGGCGCTGGCCCAGTACGTCACCACGGGATGCCTCGGAGCCACCTTCTACGCCTCGGCGGAGGAGCAGCTCGACAAGATCCTGGAACTGGCGGCGAAGTGCTCACCGGAGTTCCTGGCGAAGCTCGCGATCTACGGACGCAGTTCGGCCTTCATGAAGGATACGCCGGCACTTCTGGTCGCCCATCTCGCGACCCGCGGTGAGGACGGTATCGCCGCGATGCGCGTGGCGTTCCCGCGCGTGATCGACAACCCGAGGATGCTCAGGACGTTCGTCCAGATCCTCCGGTCGGGCAAGGTTGGCCGGAAGTCGCTCGGTTCCGCTCCGAAGAAGCTCATCCAGGGCTGGTTCGGTGCGAGGTCGGATGCACAGCTCTTCCGCGGATCGGTCGGCAACGACCCGAGCCTCGCGGACGTGGTCAAGATGGTCCACCCGAAGCCGTCTTCGGACGCTCGGAAGGGTCTCTATGCCTACCTGATCGGCAAGCCGCACGACGTGGCGACGCTCGACGAACTGGTTCAGGCGTTCGAGGCGTGGAAGCTGGACCCGTCGCGTCCGGTGCCGGACGTGCCGTTCCAGATGCTCACCTCCGTGAAGCTCACGAAGGAGCAGTGGGCGTCCGTCGCGCGTCAGGCGTCCTGGCAGACCGTCAGGATGAACCTGAACACCTTCCAGCGGCACGGCGTGTTCGACGACCGCGAGATGGTCAAGTTCGTCGCGGACAAGCTCCGGGACGAGAAGGCGATCGAGCGGGCGCGGGTCTTCCCGTACCAGCTCCTCGTCGCGTACCAGAACACCGAGGGGGTCCCGATGGAGATCCAGTCGGCGCTCCAGGACGCGATGGAGATCGCGACCAAGAACGTCCCCGAGGTCCAGGGGCGCCTGGCCGTCTTCCCGGACGTGTCCGGCTCGATGGACTCTCCGGTCACCGGGGCGCGCGGCACCGCGACCACCAAGGTCAAGTGCCGTGACGTGGCGGCGCTTGTCGCCGCGACGCTCATGCGTCGGAACCCGGACGCCATCGTGCTGCCCTTCAAGGAGGACGTGGTCCGGCTGCGGATCAACCCGCGCGACTCGATCGTCTCCATCGCCGAGAAGATCGCGAAGTGCGGCTCCGGCGGCACCAACTGCTCGGCGCCGCTCCGCTACCTGAACCACGAGAAGGCCAAGATCGACCTGGCCGTCTTCGTCTCGGACAACGAGTCGTGGATGGACAGCCGGCCGGGCTTCGCGACTTCGCTGTACCCCGGCCTCACCAGTTCGCCCACCCAGACCATGGTCGAGTGGGAGGCGCTGCGCGCTCGCTGCCCGAATGCGAAGATGGTCTGCATCGACATCACGCCGAACGGCACCCGTCAGGCTCCGACGCGCGAGGACATCCTCAACGTCGGCGGCTTCTCCGATGAGGTCTTCACCCTCATCTCCGAGTTCTCGGCCGGCAACGGTCGGGATCACTGGATGAAGAAGGTCGAGGCCGTCACCCTCTGAACCTCAACCCTCAGGGCCATCTGGCCCTGGGGCCATGCCGGCGGCCCATGGAGGGCATCCCGTCCTTGTAGCTCGGGACAGCGGGTTCGATCCCCGTAGCCGGCTTCCGCCCGCGAAGCGTAGACAGCGACGCACCTGATTGACATAACGGTGCCACCGTAGTACAAAGGCAAGTATCCCTCTTTCGTACTGAGGGGATCTCGGTTCGATTCCGGGCGGTGGCTTTGAACAACAGCGAATCTGGTAGGCTGGGTTGGGAGAAGACCAGAGATCTGCATCTGGCTCGGAACGAGGCACGCTCCGCCGAAGCGCGAACTGCGCAGAGCGGGCAGACGTGTGCCCAATGCGGCTACGCGATGCCGTTCGAGAAGCGACGGAGTCGCTGTTGCAGCCGATCCTGTGCAGCAAAGTTGCGAGGCGCTTCTAAGCCACCGCCGTGGAAGTGTCGATCTTGCGGCGGTGTCCCGGCTCGGAATCGGCGGTGGCTGCACTTCTGCCAGGTGTGCATCAACGCTGGGAAGCACAAGGCCAAGGTGGCCTCGTTGGACGAGGCCAGGACAGACCATACCAGGAAGGCGATCTTGATCGCTGAGTGCGGGGTCAGGTGTCAGCGATGCGGCCACGAGGAGTGGCAGGGAGAGGCGATCCCGCTCGAACTGGACCACGTAGACGGCGACAGCGACAACAACGCCAGGGAAAACCTGAGACTACTGTGCTGCAACTGCCATGCGTTGACACCGACCCACCGAGGGTGCAACCGCGGAAACGGCGGGTCGAGGCAGCGAAGGAAGAACGCCCGGTACGCCGCCGGGCTCACGTACTAGAAGACGAGGTCCCTCCGCGGGCTTCACGTGCTAGGATGAACGTCTCATGTCCTCTCGTCTGTTCATCGGGAACCTGTCCTACACCGCCACCGAGCGCGATCTGCGCGACGCCTTCGTCGGCCTCGGCTATCCGCCGCGCACGGTGACCATCGTCACCGACCGGGAGACCGGTCAGGCGCGTGGCTTCGGCTTCGTCGAGCTGGAGTCTCCGGAGAAGGCCAAGGAGGCCATCGCCGTCGCCGACGGCACGCTGATCTCCGGCCGTCCGATCCGCGTCAACGAGGCCCACGAGCGAGAACGTCCTGCCGGCGGGCGTGGCCAGCGCCACGACGGTCACCGAGACGACGACCGTCGCGACCGCCGCCGGCAACGAGACTCCGACCGCTGGTGACCGCACGGGTCACGGCGGTCGTCATGCCGCCGAAGACCCTGGTGGTTGGGTCGCCTACCTTTCAAGTAGGAGGTCGCCGGTTCAACTCCGGTCGGCGGTGCTCGGGTGTCGTCTAACGGCAGGACGCCGGCCTTTGGATCTGGAGACGCTGGTTCGACCCCAGCCGCCCGAACGCATCTTGTATGGTGAAGAGCGCCATGCTAGAGCTGTCCGGAAGTGGACAGGACGACCCGAGATTGCCGCATCTGCGGCAGGCCCATCTTCTGGGATCACGGGTTCAAGGCTCGCAACTTCCGTGAGCACGAGATGGCGTGCGCGCACCGCACCGACCGTCAGCGTGTCAGCCAGAAAGCCAGCTCGGCGCGTGTCCGAGCGCGTGGGAGGCGCAGGCGGAAGAACAAGAAGCAGCTCGACCTGCCCTTCGACAAGGAGCCGGTCGATGAGAGCTGAGATCCTTCATGGTGACTGCCGGGACCTGCTGAGGGGGTTGCCGGACAACTCCGTGGACTCCCTCGCGACGGACCCGCCGTACGAGCTATCGAACGCACACCAGGCAAGCCCCGAGCGGGTCCTGGCGGAAGTGCTTCTCGTGAAGCACCCGAAGGTCGAGCCCAAGGCTGCGCGTCACGATGTGCTTCCTCATCTCGTAGCCCAGGTTCTTCACCTGTGCCGCGGAGGGGGTCTCCCACGTCCATCGTCCGCCGTGCCAGAAGGTTCCATGGCACTCGACCACGATGCGTCGGGCTGGCAGTACGATGTCGTACACGCAGAAGAAGGTGCCGTCGGGGCGACGGACGGGAACCTGGGTCAGAACCTCGAATCCCAGGCGTCGGTACACCTCGGCCGCTTCCTTCTCGAAACGGCTGACGGGGGCTACGAGCCCCTCTGCGATCAGCTTCGTCATGCGGGCTGCGGCAGCCTGACGAGCGGCTTCCGGGTAGGGTTTCGCGTTGGCATGTCTGGTCTGGACGGCCTTCTGCGCAGCAGCCTTTCGGTCGTACTCCGCCCGGATGGAGTAGGGTTGAGTCACCACGCGCTGGCGGATCTGGTAGCCGCAGGCGTTCGAGCAGGCGAGACGCCCATGTCGTGTGCGCTGAGCCTGGGAGGGGCTCCGGAAGAACAGCTCCCCGCAGACCGGGCACTCATACTGCTGGCTCTTCTCCAACTCGGAGGCGCGAAGCTGGTAGCTGCACGAGCGGGAGCAGGTGGTCTGCCTGCCGTGCTTCAAACGGTTCGTGTCCGCGTGGTAGCTCCGATCGCAGACCGGGCACTGACGTTCGACTTGATCACCCACGCACGGACCAAGTCTGGCAGTGGCGGGTTTATGAATCAAGGCTGGGACGCGACCGGCATCGCGTTCGACGTGGACCTCTGGCGAGAGGTCTTCCGGGTGCTCAAGCCCGGTGCTCACGGAGCGGTGTTCGGCGCCGACCGGAAGATGCACCGGGTGATCAGCGCGCTGGAGGACGCTGGATTCGAGGTCCGAGCGACCGGAGCCTGGGTCTCGGCCCAAGTCTTTCCCAAGAGCCTAGACGCCATGAAGGCCATGGAGGCCAAGGGGATGGCTGGCGCGGAGAAGTGGCGCGGCTGGGGTACGGCGCTCAAGACGCTCGAACCGTGGGTGCTCGTGCGGAAGCCCATGGAGGGGACGCTGGCCGAGAACCTCACGAAGTGGGGCGTCGGAGCGCTCAACATCGACGGATGCAGGCTTCCGAACGCGATGGTCAGACCGCTCAGGGTACGCGGCCCCGGCGGGCTAGATCGGTCTGGAGGCGTGTACAGTGCCGCCGACGACGGCAGCCTGTCTCTCGGTTCGAGGGCGGCCGGAGACACGGATGTTGGGCGCTGGCCGTCCTTGTTGGTGTGCTCGGACCTCGATCTCGAAGGTCCGGTAGCGGGCGTCGAGGTGTTCGGCGCCGAGGACGACGATCTCGACGGGGTGCTCGGCCCCTACACCAAGCACTTCCGGATCGGCGATCAGGTCTTGGCGTCCGTTCCGGACGACCTGTTCGCCCGTCTCCTTCCCACCCTGGTGGTCTGCCCCAAGGTTGGACCGGCCGAGCGGGAACTGGGATGCGATGAGATGGAGGAAGCCTGGGTGGACCCTTCGCGCAAGGAAGGGTCGGCCGGCAGGGACAACCCTCGCGCGGGCGCGGGCAGGAAGGCCAAGCGCAAGAACATCCACCCGACCGTCAAGCCCATCTCCCTCATGCGGCACATCATCCGGATGGTCACCCCGCCCGGAGGGACCGTGCTCGACACGTTCGCCGGGTCGGCGGCCGGCGGCATGGCAGCCGTGTGGGAGGGGATGTCCTACATCGGCATGGAGCTGACAGACACCGACGAGCAGCCGTTCCTCCGCATCGGCAGGGCCAGACTGGACTACGCGAAGCGCACGCCAGCGCCGCCTATCGAGGCCAGGGTCGTCAAGCCCAAGGAAGTTGAAGAAAACCCTCAGCTTTCCCTCTTCTGAACCAGTCTGCTTGACCAACGCTATGTATGACGTAAGATGAGAACGTCATGAGCTTGTTGGACAAGGCAACGGCCTTCGCAGAGAAGGCTCACGAAGGCCAGTTCCGGAAGGGAGGTCACGGGATCCCGTACGTGACCCATCCGAAGAACGTGGCGGCCACGCTGGCGGCCCACGGGGTCGATGACCAGGTGGTGCTGGCGGCAGCGCTGCTTCACGACGTGGTCGAGGACTGCGGTGTGACCGAGGAGGAGATGGTCGCCGAGTTCGGCTCGGAGGTGGCTTCCGTGGTCATGGAGGTCTCCGACGCGCCGGGGTCCAAGACCAAGGCCAAGAAGGCGCAGATCGAGAAGGCGCCCACGATGAGCCATCGGGCGAAGCTGGTGAAGCTCGCAGACAAGCTGGACAACGTGGACAGCCTCGTGAAGTCGCCGCCTGGCTGGAAGCCGGAGAGCGTGAAGGGGTACGTCGAGAGCGCGACCATGGTGGTGCGGGCCATGGGCCCCGTGAACCACGACCTGGAGGTTGCTTTCTTCGTGGCGGCCGGGAAGGCGCTGGCGTCGGTCGCATGAAGCTCGACACCAAGACACCGTGCGCGTCCTGCCCATACCGGAAGGACGTGCCCGTGAAGACGTGGCACCGATCCGAGTTCGAGAATCTCCTGGCCCAGGACCAGGACCAGTTTGGTCGGATGTTCGGGTGCCACAAGTTCCGGTTCCGCCCGAGCGAGGAGCAGCATTTCTGCGCGGGTTGGCTGCTGGACCAGAAGGAGCGCGGCTACCCGTCGCTGCACCTGAGGATGTTCCTCATCACCAACGGGATCACCGTCGAGCAGCTCGACGAGATCACGAGCGGCGGCCTCGACCTGTACCCGACCATCAAGGCGATGTGCCTGGCCAATGGAGTCAGGAAGGCGAAGGAGAAGCCGCCGTCCGAGCGGCTCTCGCAGTTGCACGTGAAACATCGGAACCAGGAGAAAAAGCCGTGATCGTCTACGAGATCATCAACCCGAGCGACGCGATGACCATCGAGGCGGAGGACGACCGCGTTGCCGTCGCAGCCGGAATCCTCCTGGGAAAAGGGAAGATCGGTCTCACGTCGGAGGATGGTCGCGAGGTCCTTCCGCTCATGTTCCTCGCGCCGGAGTCGTACATCGACGACTTCCTCGGGAAGCTCTATCCCGAGAAGCTCGGCGAGTTCATCGGCGCGCACCGGGAAGCCGTCGCCAAGTGCCTGGAGTCGATCGTCTACGGGCATCTCTCCGATCGGAAGGCCATCGTGGCCGCAGTCGGAGTCGATGCAGCCCCCGAGGCGCTGGCCAGGTTCAACGACGCGAAGAGGACCAGCCTCAACGACTTCTCCGCGTACGCACACCAGCTCGCCAATGGGCTGCGCAAGCGTTCAGCGTCCGAGGTGGACGGCTAGGGCGACACGGGCTAGCGTTCGCGCCCCCATTCAGGAGGACTCTCATGAACCGAATCGCAACGGCAGCCGTCGCCCTTCTGGTTCTCGCGCTGGTTGGTGGCGCGGGCGCTCAGGGGACCAGCACGAGCACGCTCACTCCGGCTCTGGCTCTTGCACGTCTCTGCGTGTCGGAGGCCGGGTGGACCTGCTTCGACACCGAGGATGGGTTCGGCATCCACGAGGTGCTGCTCAGGGGGAGCGAGCGGCAGTCGATCCGCTACACGTCGTACGCACGCGCGTACGCGAGGAGGCTGTTCGGGGCTCGGCCGCACGACGTGGCGAGGCTCCGATGGGTCGGCGAACTGAACGCGAACGGGGACGCTCCACCGTCGTGGCCGACCACGGTGACCAGGCGCGTGCGCGGAGAAGTGCGCGTGGAGACGCACGCTCCGTGGGCGGCATACAGGGAGCGCTGGCTCGCGGTGCTGGCGAGGGCGGAGGAGGTCGTGGCCACCATGACCATGGCCAACATCGCCGACTGGGGCGTGTGCGACATGCCGGTCCACGACTGGGGTGGATGGATGGACCGGGACAGGGCGGAGAGGATCGGGCTCGTGCCCGTCAGGTGCGGAACCACCGACGACGGCACGCGCAACGACTTCTATTGCCGCCCGTCCGATCCCGAGTGCATGGAGATCGACCCGGACTGATCGATCAGAACGCCGGCTCGGACGAGAGAAGCGCCTGGAGATCCTCGACGGTCTCACAGAGAGGGAGCGAGGCGAACGCGGGGCGCAGGCCACCCTTGGGCGGGAGAGAGCCGCTCGCCTGGCCACGGGCGTTCTTCCGCGTCTGCGTCAGCAGCTTGACCGTGTTCCGGTACGCCTCGGTGCCACGGGCCGGGAACGCGACGCCACCGATCAGCGGCGCGCCATCGGTCTTCCGGAAGAAGATCAGGTCCGGGTTGCGTGTCGCGTGGCCGACGGTCCAGTGGGCCAGGACGCTGCATCCGGGGACGTTGTCCCGCAGGTAGTCGGCGAAGGAGTTGTCTCCGGTGCCGGGGCTCGATGCGCTGGAGGCAGGCTCGTCGCCCGCGGAGCAGGCGAAGAGGGCGATCGTCCGAGGCTTCGCGACGGCACGCAGCGCGGAGATCAGGGAGGCGAGGCTGTCCTTGTCCCGACCGCGCTGCTTCCGGATCCGGAAGCCGAGCTGGATGCCGGCGTCCCAGCCGTGGCAGAGCATGATGATGTGGTCCCACGGTCCGCGCTGCACGGCGGAGATCGCGGTCCTGGCGGCCTGCTCGTACCCACGCTGCTTGTCGGCCGAGTCGATCGTGAGCGACCTCGGGTCCACAACCGGGACCTCGACACGTTCCATCGTGACCGAGGCGCCCTCCTTCTCGTAGGCGCGCTTCAACGAGTTCGCCTCGGGCAGGAAGACGTGGGAGAAGTCCTTCTTCGGCGGCGAGTCGCGGTCGGGGAGCAGGATCAGGATCTTCCGCGGCGTCGTGAGCTTCGGCTCGGTCATGGCGTGCCTCCTTGGATGTGCGCTATCATAGCGTCGGATGCTCTTCATCGACGAGAGGGATCGCCTCCGGCCCATCGACAGGCGGACGGGGACGAGGTGCCAGAGGTGCTCGGAGCGTCTGGCGAGCTGGATGGCCAAGCCGCACGACGGCGACGCGGACATGCCCATGTGCGCCTGGTGCGTGCTCTACGGCGGGTCCGACTGGGGGCACCGCATGAGGAACGAGGTCCTGGCTGCCGGCGTCCGGATCAGACAGTCGGCGCTGGCATCACGGAACCCGAAGAAGCACGTGCCGGAACTGGACGAGCGCCATCGGCTCACGCCGGACGACGCCGAGAAGCTTATGCTCGGGGTCGGGTACACGTCTTCGCACCTGCGCGGGTCTCTCCTGGGATCTGTCGCGGCCCTCAGGGAAGATGGCTGACCAGCCGGCGTGGCCGAGGGTAGGACAGAAGATCCTCACCCGTCACGGCAAGATCGGCGACGTGGTCGTCGTGCTCCGCGGAGTGGAAGCGCTGCGGCCGAAGACCGAGATCCAGATCTTGGAGCTGGTGCCGTCCATGATGGCATCGCTCGGCTCCGACTGGATGAACCGCTACTACGAGGCGACGATCCAGCTTCCCACCATGGAGATGGTGATCGTCACGCCGAGGGATGTCGATTCCATTCTGGATGGCGATTGACCAACGCTTAGCGATAGGCTAAGAAGCGGTTGTGAACAGGCGCAGCACGGTCAACGCCCAGAAGGTCGTCAGGGACAAGCCGAAGGAGACGGAGGCCGAGCGGAGGGCAAGAGCTGCCAAGAAGGCGGCGGACAGCCCAGCCAAGGCGCTGGAGGACCGGTGGCGAGAGGTTGTCGGTGAGCGCCACGGGCGCGTCCCTGGGATCAAGTGGGGGACGCCGGAACGCGAGCTGGCCAAGAAGCTGTTCGCGAAGGACGGCGACGGCGGGGACGAGATGTCCTTCGACGACGCCGCGAAGCTCGTCAGGCACTTCGTCGATGTCTGGTGCCCCGCGCGCGAGACGTTCCCGACCTTCAAGCTCTTCTGGACCGTGCGCGGTCAGCTCCACGCCGAGATGGTGGGCGCCATCAAGAAGCAGGAGTCGCGGAAGGACCGCATCGACGCCATGGAGTTCAAGCCGGAGGACGCGAAGAAGTTCCCCAAGTTCGGTTGGTGACCGATCGTGGGTGCCGTAGAATCAGAGGGAATCGCATACGTGAAGATGCGTCTGCAAGGACATAGGACGAAGCTCACCGAGGATCACCTGGCGTGGATGAGGATTCCGCGCCGGTTCTGGGTTGCCTCGTTCGACGGGATCCAGGACGACGGCGTGCGCGGCGCCACCCAGGCGTACATCAAGGACCTCGATGGGTTCCTCGACCGTGGAGAGGGGATCCTCTTCTGGGGTCCCAACGGGACCGGGAAAACCTGCGCGGCGGTGGTCATCGCCAAGGAGGCGAGGCGCCTCGGGGCGAGCGTGCTCTTCATCACCGCGGAGTCGCTGCGGCAGGCGAGCCTCGACAAGGAGAAGTTCGACGGGGATCTGCTGGTGACGGACCGCGCGATGCAGGTCGATCTGCTGGTGCTCGACGAACTGGGCAAGGAGCACTCGGACAAGAGATCCGGCTCCGGATGGTCGGAGAGGCTGATCGAGAACCTGCTCCGCGTCCGGGCCTCGAACTGCAAGTCCACCGTCATCACCACGAACGCCAACCGGGGTGACATGGAGGGGAGGTACTCCACCTCCATGATGGAGGTCCTCAAGGAGACGTGCTTCCCGGTCCAGATGGAGGGCGAGTCCCTCCGAGACCAGGCGAGCACGCTCCTACGCACGCGTCTCGCCGCGGGTTAGGGTAACTGTCCCTCAGCCAGGGTTCGCCGTCTCAGCCAGGACGGCAGAAGAGGTCTTGTCTCTCGTGGATCTGGACGCAACGACGCTGTGGATCGCGACGCGGTCGCCCGACGCCTTCAAGCGCGTGCGCGACATGGGCGTGGACGCCGACCTCATGGTGGGGTCGGGCAAGGCGGCGTGGAAGTTCGTCGCCGAATACTGGGCGGCGCACGGAGAGATCCCGGGCGTCACCATCATCGCCGAGAACACCGGAGCAGCAATCCGGCCTCCCGAGGAAGGCGAGGAGGTGGCCGTCGGGTACCTGGTCGAGCGGCTCCACGAGCGAGCCATCCACCGGGCGCTCAAGTACGGGCTGGCCAAGAGCCTCGAAGCGCTGGAACAGGACAAGCAGGACGATTCCGTCACGGAGGTGATCAAGCTCTCCGACCACCTGCGCAAGAGGCGCATCGCTCAGGTCCAGCTCCGGACGCTCGGACAGATCGCGCCGGAGGTGTACGAGCTGTACCAGCGCACGAAGAAGGGCGAGATCGGCATTCCGTTTCCATGGCCGACGATGACCCAGATGACGATGGGTCTCTGGCCTGGGACCTTGACGTTCTTCGTTGCGCGACCGGGCGTCGGCAAGTGCGTCGAGGAGAACACGAAGATCGTCAATCCGGTCACCGGGGTGGAGACGACGGTTCGCCAGGTCGTCGAGGGAGACCAGCTTGGCGTCTACTCGTGGGACGAACGATCGGCGTCGGGGATCGATATCCTGCCAATCGACGCGAAGGTCGATACCGGCGTCAAGCGGTGCATGGAGGTCGTCCTGGCTTCGGGCCGGTCGATCGTCGTGACCCCCGAGCATCCGTTTCTGACTCCCAGTGGATGGGTCAGGGCCGACGAACTGGGGCACCGTGCAATCGTTGGTGTTCCAGCGGGGTTGCCGGAGCCGCAGCGCCCGGTGCCGATGGGCATCGAGGTCGTCAGGGTGCTCGCGCTACTTCTCGCGGAGGGGAGCTACTCCGGTAACCACGTGGGGTTCAGCACGTCCGACGAGAGGATGATCGAGATCGCCAGGGTATTTTCGGCGCCACGTGGTGCGACAGTCGTTCAGCGGAGCAAGTACGACTACGACATCTCGACCGGCAACGTGGGTGGCGGCACGGTTGCCCCGAACCCGGCACGCCAACTGCTCAGGTCACTGGGCATCGACGGGTGCACCGCTCGCGAGAAGCGGATCCCCGACGCCGTCTACAGCCTTCCAGATTCGGAGTTGTCCGAGTTCTTGTCGGTCTTCTGGATGGCTGACGGGTATGTGGACAGGGGGGCACCAAGCATCACGCTTGCCAGCGAGGAGATGGTCAGGCAGATCCAGCACCTACTGCTTCGGTTCGGTGTCCAGTCGAGCGTCGTCTACAAGCCCATCAAGGGCGGCTTCCACTCGTGGCGGCTGAGAGTCTACTCGCTGAGTTGGCCGCGATTCGCCGAAGCGATCCCGCTGTGGGGCGAGAAGGATCGTCGGATGAAGGAAGCGGTGGCGCGCGTAGGCGTCCGCAACCCCAACGCGGGCAGTCCGAAGCGAGTCAAAAAGCTCCCTGGCGTGTTCTGGGAGCGTGTCGTTCGGGTGAGCGACGCGGGCGTGCGTCGCATTTTCGACCTGACTGTCAGGCCGACCTCTAACTTCGTCGCCAACGACATCATCGTCCACAACACCTGGACGGCGGTCATCATGGCCCTCCACGCGTGGCAGGCAGGCAAGAAGGTCTTGATCGTCAGCCCCGAGCTGTCGCGCGTGGAACTGGGCGAGCGCCTGGTCTCCAAGCACGGCAAGTTCGCCTACACCGACATGGTCTCCGCGACGCTCGGCGTCATGGGCGAGGCGGCCCTCAAAAAGCAGGTCGAGGAGCTGGAGCGCATCGGGCAGAACTTCTTCGTCCTGGACGACGAGGACCACATCGGTCCTGAGTCGATCGAGCAGGCCATCGAGGTTGTCGAGCCCGACATCGTCTTCGTGGACTCCATCTACATGATGCGGGTCGCCGACGGGAAGGTGAAGAAGGGCGCTGGGTCCAAGGGCGGCCGGTACGATCGGATCCTGGAGACCATCGACTGGCTGCGTGGCACGTCGCGCAGGCACCAGGTTCCGGTCGTCGGCATCTCGCAGCTCAGCCGCGACGCGAAGATGAAGAAGGAGAGCGCGGACCAGATCAAGAGGGGCAAGGGTACCGGCGGCCTGGAGGACGCGGTGGCGATGACCGACACCCTCTTCATGGACGCGCACAACCTCTTCGCGCTCTTCCAGGACCAGGACCTCATGCTGGACAAGCAGCTCATCTACGTGCCGCTCAAGGTCCGGCGAAGCGCGATGCGCTCGCACGTCGTCATCCGGTGGGACATGACCGCCATGGACTTCTCGGAGATCGGCACCTTCGTGCCGAACTCGTCTGGAAGTTCGGCCGGGAGCGGCTACGAGGACAAGGACTACGAGACGGCCTTCTGAGGACCCATGGACCAGCTCAACGCCATCACCATCATCGGCCTCATCGGCGTCACCCTCGTGGTGGCCGTCGGCAAGATCTTCGAGCCAGCTCGCGAATGGCTCAAGGGATTCGCGCATCCGTGGAACCCGCTGCGCATTCTCGGCGAGGGCATGAGCTGCACGATGTGCGCTGGCTGGTGGGTGGGGTTCTGGTGGGGGATCTACTCTGGAGACCCGATCATCACGAGCGTGGTCGTCGGCGGCTTGGTGAGCGTCCTCTCCTACCTGTCCGACGAGCTGCTGGCCATCGTGGCGGCCGTGAGCATTCGCCTCGTCAGGAGAGCGCCTCCCGCACCCCAGATCCCGGCTCCGATGCCGAGGGCGCCGAGGGTCCCCGACCAGGAGCCGGCGATCACCGAGGACGACGCCGATCGGATCCTCGACGAGGAGAACGATCGGGCCGACGAGTCCGGCGGGCAGGGATGAAGCCGACGTTCCGCATCCTAGTCCTCACCGCGCTGCGCAAGCTGCTACGGCGTGACATGGACATGGAAGACGAGTCGGACGTGGAGCTGGCGCGTCAGCTCGACGAAGCGATCGAGCAGGAGCAGCAGGAGCAGAAGGAGAGCAGACGATGAGCATCGACGCAGGCAAGAAGGTTCCGGGGTGGCCGTGGCGACCCATCCTCGACTTCATCTTCGTCGCCGACTACGGCCAGCCGGACAGGTCCGAAGGCGGCCTCTACCTCGGCGACTACGACTTCGGCGGGTACAGGTTCGACACCTGGAGGTACGGCGAGGTGATCGCCATCGGACCGGGCCGCATGGGGAAGCGCGGCATCATCCGACCGATGCCGGACATCAAGCTCGGCGACGTGGTCATGTTCAGCCGGAAGCACGGGACCCGTCTGCCCGGAGAGGTCAGGTACATCCACCCAACGATCCCGTCCAAGGATGGGCTGCTCGTGCGGGTGCTCGATCCCGAGAAGACGGTCGCCGTGATCGAAGGCTTCAAGCCGTGGTGGTCCGTGGCCGACCGCCAGCTCGACCCCGGCATCCACTTCTCGGGATGATCGTGATCAGCACCGGGACGTTGGCGGACATCGCGCGGGAGCTGGGGGCCAGGGAGGTCAAGGAGAAGGTCGGCAAGGTGACCTGCTCGTGCCTCCTCTCCAGGTGGACGCACTACAGCGGGTCCGACTCCAAGCCGTCGATGGTGATCTACCAGGCCGGTCAGCACGGCGAGCCCATCTACAAGTGCATGGGCTGCCACGAGGAAGGGTCTCTTCGCGACCTGGTGATGGAACTGTGGGCGGCGACCGGCCGCAACTACATGCACCTGGTGATGGCCATCGACGGCGACTCGGGGCCGCCGCCGAAGGCTTCGGCGCGCGCGTTGTCGGTTCCCGACGATCCGGGGTTCAGGAAGCGCGCCTTCATCGAGACCCTCCAACAGAAGAAGTTCAACGACGGCAAGCCGTTCTACGACTACAAGTCCATCGCCGAGGCCGAACAGGCGCCGGAGATCCCCGACGCGGTCTTCGCGCCGTACCGCGGCAGCATCCCCAGGTACGCCATCCAGCGTGGGCTGACCGTCGAGACGTGCAAGGAGTGGGACCTGGGGCACGATCGGGAGGGCAAGCGGCTGCTCTTCCCGATCCGGGACCACAAGAACAGGCTGGTCGCCATCTCGGGCCGCCTCTACGCCACGGAATGCCTTCGGTGCGGCGGTCTGATCGCCAGGGGTCGCAAGGACCACGACGGGAAGAGGATCCGTGACGCCTGCACCGTGTGCGGGCTGAACGAGCCACCGAAGTACCTGCACACCGACGGGTTCAAGCGGAACTTGGTGCTCTACGGGGAGCATCGTCGCGACAACGTGGACGGCAACGTCTTCCTGGTCGAAGGCCACCTCGACATGCTCATGCTCTGGCAGCACGGGTACAGGCCGGTCGTCTCCATGCTGGGAAGCGCGCCGGGCCGCTGTCAGATCGAGAAGCTGATCGCCTACTGGGGACGGCAGATCACCGTCGTGCCGGACGGCGACAAGGCCGGCGAGGACATGGTCGTCAAGGTCAAGCAGTTCGTCGCGGACAGGGTCAGCGTCCAGCGGAGGAAGCTGCCGGACAAGGCCGACCCAGCGTCAGTGCTGCTGGCGCTCCAGCGTCAGGAGATCAGCGAATCCGATGTCAGGTCGATCCTCGGGGATCCGACCGTACGTGTTGACTCGCGATAGCTTATAGCTTAGGATGCCATTTCACACGTTCGCAGAAGCGAACACGGAAAACGCAAAACGAAAGAGAGGAACCACTATGAGCTGGTTCAAGACTGGTTGGGGTGACGTGAACGAGGAGGGCTCCAAGAGCCCGTTCGAGAGCAAGGGCCCCCGCCGCTTCTGGATCCCCCCCGAGAAGTCCGCAAGGATCATCTTCCTGGACGACGATCCCACGGGCGTCTGGGAGCACTCGTTCAAGATGAACGGGAAGTGGGGGCACCACGAGTTCTGCCTGACGAAGAACAAGATCCAGGAGCGGTGCCCCATCTGCGACTCGGGCGACAAGATGTGGCCCTACTTCATCGGGTTCTTCACGATCGTGAACCTCACGCCGTGGTTCACGAAGAAGGACAACAAGGAGATCAGCCTCGTGCGAGAGGTCTTCGGCGCGCGCATGGGCTCCAAGGAGAAGCCCGGCATCCTCAAGAAGATCGAGCGCATGAAGGCGTCCGAGGGGCGACTCAAGGGCTGCATCTACGAGGTCTACCGCTCGGGGAAGAAGACCGAGTCGGTCGGCGACGACTTCAAGCTGATCGAGAAGATCGACCCGGCCGAGATCGAGAAGTACGGTCGCGCCGAGGTCGAGAAGTACGCCAAGCGCATCAACGCGAAGGTCCCGGCGAAGGACGCCGTCAGCGTCGAGAAGCTGCTGGAGCGCAACCCCTGGCGCTCGATCAACTTCGAGAAGCTCTTCGACACCGACTGGAAGCCGCGATCGCTGGCCGAGCTGGATCGGCTCTTCGCGCGTGGCGGCGGAGCGTCCGGCGGCAGCGACGACACGAGCGGCGGCGACGGCGGCGGCAGCGACGACGGCGGCAGCGACGACGACATCCCGTACTGAGCTTCGGTCAGCGGCACGAGGGGGCGCTTCCCGCGTAGGGGGGTGCCCCCTCTTTCATCCGGCCAGGAGGCTGCGTGCGGGTACGTGTATCAGGAATGGTGTGGCTGCCCAAGGTGGCCCTCGGCGACGCCGTGCCGACCGTGAAGAAGTCGCTGGTGATCGTGCCGAGGAAGCCGTCGTACGGAGGAGAAGACGAGCGGCCTCCGGCGCCCATCCAGTGCTGGGCCGAGACCCTTGACGAGGTGGGCGTGCCGAGGTCTTACTTCTTCGGCGCAGCGGACCAGCGGCACCAGATCGAGTGGGATCTGTGCGAGGGGAAGAGGGTGGAGGTCACCTCTCTCCTGCGTCAGGAGGGGCCGTACGCGGAGCAGGCGGAGGCGATCGAGGCAGTCGTGAGCCGGTTCCGCGCGTTCGACGGAACGCAAGAGACGGGCGACAGGCTCACCGGCATCCTGAGGGGGAAGACGGGCTTCGGGAAGACGAACACGGCGCTGGCGGTCATCCACCGGATGCAGGTCTCGACGGTGATCATCGTCCACAAGGAGTTCCTTTTCACCCAGTGGCAGAAGCGCATCGCGAAGTTCCTGCCGGACGCTCGTGTCGGGATCTGCCGCGGGACCAAGTGCGACTTCGAGAACAAGGACATCGTCATCGCGATGGCCCAGTCGCTCGCGAGGGAAGATCCTGACGCCCCGGACAGGTACCCGGAGGAGTTCTACCGGCACTTCGGGATGCTGATCGTGGACGAGGTCCACCGCGTCGGGGCACCGACGTGGTCTCCGATCCCGACGCTCTTCCCAGCGAAGTACCGACTCGGGCTCACGGCCACGCCGAGGAGGAAGGACGGCGCCGACAAGGTCTTCTGGTGGCACCTCGGAGAGATCGTCTTCACCGCCAAGACTGAGACCCCCAAGCCGGACGTGCGGATGGCGACGCGGAACACCCGCGGGCCGAACGCGCTGCACTCGCAGGGGGCTCCGCGCGGGCTGGTCATGAAGCTCCTCTACCAGAACGACGAGAGGAACGACTTCATCGTGAGCGAACTGGCGAAGGCGGTCCAGGCGCCGGCCAAGAGGAAGATCCTGGTGCTCTCTCACTTCCTCGACCACCTCCGCGACCTGGAAGCGAAGTTCCGCGGGAGGATGGTCGATCTCGGGGAGCCCGACATCACGACCAGCTTCTACGTCGGGGAGTGGTTCAGCAGCGAGAGCACGTTGTCCTTGCTCAAGCGCAAGCCGCCGCTCGACGCCGACAGGGAGAGGGCGATCGACGCTCTGTTCCGGCACTTCCGTCGGAGGTACTTCGAGCTGGGCGATCCGGCGGACGACACCGTGGACGAGACGATCATGCGCGCGGCAGTCAGGAAGGCGGATCGGCCGTGGCGATGCGCCGAGGTCGTCGATGGCAAGCGCTTCGTGGCGCTCTACAAGCATGGCTTCCGGCCCAGGTGCCTCGACGACATGGAGGACAAGGGTCTCATCGCGATGGCGAAGGACTACGGTGTCGCCCAGGAGAAGGCCAAGGAGAAGAAGCGGACCCTGACCGAGGAGGAGTTGCACGAGGCGGAGGGGGCTCGCGTCATCTTCGCCACCTACCAGATGTGCTCCGAGGGCGTGGACATCCCCGCCGTGGACACGCTGGTCTTCGCCACGCCGATGTCCGACATCGAGCAGTCGTTCGGGCGCGCACGACGCAACTGCGTGCCCAAGGCGCTCGGAGGAGAGATCGACCCGGAGACCTGCCAGCACCTCTGCCCGTGGAGAGCCTCTGGATGCCAGGGGAAGCCGAAGCCCATCGCGCTCGACATCGTCGATGCTACCGTCCCCATCGCCAAGCGCTCCCAGCGGTACAGGCTGGCCTTCTACAAGGAAGAGGGCGTTCGCGTTGCGGAAGTCAAGGCTTGACTATTCCTTTTCACCTCGTAAGATGAGAGGTTAGAAGGAGAAGAGGAGTTCAAGTGGCGAACCGGCCAGGCTATTTCCAGGGGTACTACTCCGAGAACAAGGAGCAGATCCTCAAGGCGCGACGAGAGAGGTACGCCTCCGATCCGGAGTACCGGGAGAAGGTGCTCAAGTCCTCGCGGGAGTACCGCAAGAACCAGCGGCGAACGCCTCGGGTGAAGACCAGGCGCTACCAGAAGCCCATCGTGGGGACCAGCGCGGACGGCACGGAGGTGCAGCTCTGCTCGGTGGGAGCCCTGGCCATCCGCCTCCAGCGCAGCGTCCAGGCGATCAACCACTGGCAGAAGAAGGAGCTGATCCCCGAGACCCCCTACCAGGACGGGCGCGGCTTCCGCTTCTACACGCCCGCCATGATGGACGCCATCGCGACGGAGGTCGGCGCGAAGCGGCGTCTCTTCCCGGTCGATCCGGACATGCGCGAGAGGATTCGCCAGAAGTGGGCGTCGTGCGGGGTTCCCGTGTCGTACACCGGCGAGAGCATCGACGAGGCCATCCGGCTGACCACCGCGCCCAAGGTCTGACCCGGCAACCAGAAGCAGAAGCAGAAGCAGGAGAAGAAGAAGATGAGCAAGCCCGGAGAGTACGCAGGCATCGCCAGGATCAGCGGGCGGTTCGTCCGCAGCGGCAAGGAGGAGGTCGTCGCGGAGACCGAGGAGATCATCGACCCGGCCGTCTTCACGTCGGCACCGGCGATCGTCACCCGCGGGTACGGCCTCACCCTCAACCTCGGCAACTACGAGTCCGCGCGGTTCGACGTGTCTCTCTCCATGCCGTGCTACCCGGAGGACGTGGACGCGTGCGACAAGTGGTGCGCCGCGTGGACCGAGCAGCGGGTGCAGGCCGAGGTCTCAGCGGTCCGCGGAAGCAAGGGTGGCAAGAGCGGCGGCTCCAGCAAGGGCTTCTGATCCATGGGCAAGAAAGAACTGTTCCTCTTCTCCAAGAACGTCGTGAAGCCCAAGAAGGCCGGCGGCGTCGCCTCTCGCCAGCGGGACGATCGCTGGCTTTCGACCGGGTCTCTGTCCCTCGACACGGCGCTCGGTGGCGGCGTCGCCGTCGGCTACATCACGATGTTCTACGGCGAGAAGTCGGGGGGCAAGACCACGTCCATCGCCAGGACATGCGGCATCGCGCAGGGCATCTGCCGCAACTGCTTCCGACCTGCGGTGCGTGACGCGTGGAGCGTCTTCGTGGAGACCGGCGAGGACGGCACCGGGGGGTCTCTCATCATGGCGGAAGGCGAGGGAGAGGTGCGCGTGTTCAGCCGCGTCGAGGCGCACGACCACCTGGTGGGCCTCGGGATGGAACTGGCCGCGCGCGGTTCGGAAGGATACGCCTTCTACTCGAAGGCCGACGTGGTGTCGGCGCGCGTCGAGCGCGTTCCGGGCCCCGTCGAGTCGGTTCCGCCGTCCGACGAGGAGATCGCCGAGCTGGGCGAGGACGCGCGATGGTCGGCGAGCGGCTACTGCGACTGCCACGCCGAGGGCCTCTTCAAGACCGAAGAGGAGCCGAAGAAGGAGTCGTCCGAGAAGCCGAAGGAGTACGCCGCGCGCGTCGAGCGCTGGAAGCTCTGCCTCCAGCTCAACTCCTACGAGGAGTTCGTGATCGCCTGGGTGGACCTGGAGAACGCGTACCACAAGGGCTGGTTCTCCAAGCTCGGCGTGGACAGCCGGCGCGTGCTCCTGATCAAGCCGACGAACGCCGAAGAGGCGATCGACATCTGCCACGCGATGGCGCTGACCAACGAGGTGGACCTCATGGTCATCGACTCCATCGCGCAGCTCGTCCCGCAGAAGGAGATCACGGCGTCGATGGAGGAGTGGCAGCAGGGCCTCCAGGCACGCATCGTCAACAAGGCCGGCCGCAAGCTCGTCTCGGCGATGACCCAGCAGGAAGTGCGGGCCAGGCCGATGACCCAGATGTGGACGAACCAGACGCGCGAGAAGATCGGCGTGATGTTCGGCGACCCGACGGTCAAGCCTGGCGGGAAGGGACAGGACTTCGTCATCCACGCCGAGGTGAAGTTCATGCGCAGCAAGCGCAAGACGGTCGCCGAGCAGTACGGGTCGAAGGATGAGGTGGTGACCATCCCGATCGAGGAGACCATCTCGTTCAAGACGACCAAGAACCGCGTCGCAGCGACGAACGGTTCCGAGGGCGAATACGTGCAGTCGATGCGCGACAACGACTTCGGACCCCAGGGCACCGTGCTGGAGGACGACTACATCTTCAAGCTCGCGATGCACTACCTCATCGTCAACGACAAGAAGAAGGGGATCTACGCTCCGCGTGAGGGGTCCATCCGGGAGACCATCGGCGACTACACCTGGACCTCGCAGAAGGAGATCCTCTCGAAGGTCCGAGAGGACAAGTCGTTCAAGCGCATCGTCAAGACCACGCTGCTCGACCACGTGCTTCACTCGACCAGCGCGATCGGGGCGGGCAAGTCAGCGCCAGCGGAGGGGTGATGGCGAAGGACGGCCCCGTTCCGTTCCTGCTTCGCGACGGCAGCGAGAAAGAGCGGAAGAAGGACAAGACCAATCGGCGAAAGCCGAAGGCGCAGGAGCGGAAGGTCGCTGCTGCGGTGGGCGGCAAGAGACAGCCCGGTTCCGGTGCCTTCGAGGCGAAGGGAGACGTGCGCTCCGCGGGCGAGTTTCCCATGGTGATCGAGTGCAAGCGCACCAGCGGTCAGAAGTCCATCCGCGTCGAGGCGGAGTGGTTGGCCAAGGTCACGCGCGAGGCGCACGCGCAGGGGAGCTATCCCGGCCTGAGCATCGAGTTCGACGACGAGGTCATGTCCGGCTTCCCAGGAAAGCCGGAGGCCACGTGGATGGCGCTGCCGCTGACCGTGTTCCAGGAGCTTCTGGAGCGAGCTGGAGGATGACGGCGGTGGATGGCCCTGGGCCAGATCCCAGGTTGGCACGCCCGACGTTCAGGAAGGCGGATCTTCCTGACCCACCGGCGGACGAGATCAAGCGCTACAAGGCGTACCTCACCAGGCTGTCGAAGTGGCTGGCGTTCGAGAAGTGCAACGACCAGCGGCTCATCCGATCCGACGTGCTCAAGGGGATGCTCGTCGCGCGCGGGGAACTGGCCACGCACCTCGATGATGCGTGGAGGAAGCGCGTCTTCTCGGACAAGGAGATGTTCGAGGACGCCGGGGACGGCTTCTGGAAGGTCGCGTCGCTTCACCCGGACGATGCTCCCGCAGAGCCGTCGAGGTGGGAGGGGACCAGGCCCGGGGAGGATGTTCTCGGTGCCGCGCTGGCACACGCCGCGGAGAGGGTTGGAAGCATCAGGGGCTCCGACAGCCTCAACCTCTTCTCTCGGTTCATGGACACCGATGAGTGGGATCCGGTGCATCGTGAGATGCTCGGGTGCCTGGAGCAGGCGAAGCGGCGCGGGTACCAGAAGCCGCTGAACGATCTCCAGGAGAGGGCGTTCGTCGAGTCGCTGCTCGACCCAGATCCGGCAGTCCAGCTCGTGGCCATGTGGTTGCTGAACACACGATCGCTCGTGGACGTGATGCAGCGCTTGCTCGCCGCCGAGCGTGGCGAACAGGGGACATTCCAACCGTACGAGTTGCGATTCTGGAGGCCGCCCGGAGCGCGGGTGGAGATGACCGACGCCGGCCTGATCGCCAAGGATCGCGAGGCCGCACCATCGGTAGCGCTGGCTCAGGTGCGGTCGGTTCTCTTGAATCGCGGCATCTTGGGTGGTAAGAAGCAATAGACATGGCCCTGGCAGACCTGATCGGAGGAATCCGCGAGCTTCGCGAGCAGCGAGGCGCGCTGGTTCCGTTGCTCATGGAGAGCCTGATCGTCCACCGGGAGAGCGATCCTCCGGGGCCCAGGTCGTGGCTCGGCGTCTCACGCATCCCGGAGATGTGCCCAAGGGCGCTCGTGATGGCTCATCGGCTCAAGGTGCGGATGGTCGATGACATCGACCTCAAGGGTCGATGGAGGATGGACCGAGGCACTGCGCTTCACGTGGTGGTCCAGGAGCTATGGCTCGGGCCGATGGGCAACCTGCTCGGTGGCTGGCAGTGCCCGCGGTGCGCGTTCGTGGACGGCGCATCGTGCCCGGACGAGGAGCAGGACCAGAAGAGCACGCCATCGGTCTCGTTCCGATCAGCGGTCCCGATCCCTGCTCAGTGCAGAAGGTGCGACCTCAAGCCGGGCAAGTGGCACCGCTTCCGGTTCGTCGAGCCAGAGTTCCGCGATCACGATCTGTTCGTTCAGGGGAAGAGCGACGGTCTGCTGCACCTGGCTCCGAACCCGATCGAGGTCCTCGATCTCAAGACAAGCGAGAACCTCGACAAGTCGTTCACCAGAAGGGACGGGACCATCGTCCCATCCGTGAGGGACGCTCCCAGGAAGAACGATGTGGCCCAGCTCCAGTGGTACATGGACGCCGGGTCGTTCCGATCGGGGAGGCTCCTGTACTTCAACCCCGGTGCGTCCTCCATCGAAGAGGCTCTGGTCGAGCACCAGGTCGCGTACGATGCGGCGTACATCCACGCCCAGAAGGAGAAGGTCCGTGGCCTCCGCGAAGCGCTCGAAGACGAAAGCCGACCCATCCCTGACTGTCCGCATGGTGGAGCAGGCACGTACGGCGAGTGCCCGTGCGTTGAAGTGGCGGTGCTCTGGGCGCGTTCTCGGCGTTGACCTGGCTCCAGCGAACACCGGGCTGATCGTGCTGTCCGAGCAGGGGCTCTTCTTGCGGGCGCAGACGCTTCACTACCCGCTGTCGCGTCAGCGCAAGAGCGACCCGCCCATCTCGGAGGCGGACCGCATCCAGCGGATGCTCGCGATCGCCAACGAGATCATCGGCATCTGCAAGACCTGGAAGATCCGGCACGTCGGCATCGAGGGCTATGCGATGGACGCGAGGTTCCAGGCACACCAGATCGGCGAGGTGGCGGGGGTGCTCAAGACCCAGCTCTTCCTCGCGCTTCGCATCGTCCCAGAGATCGTTCCGCCGAACACCGGTCGCAAGCACGTCATGGGTTACGGCAGGCCGAGCAAAGAGCAGATCGTCGAGGTGGTTCGCGATGGGCTCGGGTACGACGTGAAGACCGACCACGAGGCAGATGCCGGCGTGGTCGCCAGGTTCGTGTTCGACAAGCGCGTGGCGGAGGAGGTCATCGGATGAAGCTCTTGGTCATCGGCTACGACAGGCCGCGCGCCAGGTACCCGTTCAAGCGCGCCACCGTGGAGTCCGAGGAACCGCCGGCCGAGGTGGCGAAGCAGCACCTCAGGAAGTGGCTGGATCAGGGAATCGTGCGGGTTCGTGTCTACGAAGAAGGCGCCAACGGCGGGATGCTCGCCTCGGCAGGAGGAGAAGATCTGTGACGAAGAAGAAGAGCGACGACGAGCAGAACGACGAGGCTGGCGCGATCGACGGGATCGTCGAGGACTCGAACCTGGTGGCGCTCACCGGCGGCTACATCACGACCGAGGTCGTCACCGACGAGCACGCGGATCGCATCCGATCGCGCATCCAGGAGATCTCGAAGCGTCTCGACGACGATCGGCTGGAGCTGGGAGCGCTCTTCTACAGCGTTCGATCCAAGGCCATCTACTCCAAGTGGGTGAACCCGAACACCGGCAAGCCGTTCCAGACCTGGGAGGAGTACGTGGACGTGGAGACGCACTTCCACGTCCGGAACATCCACCACATGGTGGCGATGTGGTGGTGGTTCAGCGCGCTCCAGCACTTCCCGAAGGTCCGCGAGCTGATCCGCGAGGTCGGCTGGACGAAGGCGCGCGTGTTGGTCGGACTCGCCGACGACTCGAACTACGAGAAGTGGTTCGCGGAGGCGCGCGCGCTGGCGCGACCGGACCTGGAGCGGGTCGCCAGGGTGGCGCTCGACAAGGCCGGCGTCCCGAGGCGCCAGGGGTTGTCTCTCCAGCGGCCGTCCGAGAAGAGCGCCCTGCCGCCGCCACCGTCGGCGGCCGAAGTAGGCGGTCTGGCCCAGGGCCAGGGCCAGCCGGCGGGCGAAGACGACGATGTCCACGACGGCGTGGACACCGATCCGGTCAAGTCGGCTCAGGCCAAGGGTGTGGACGTGGCGCCGGTGAACACGACACCAGTGGCCACCGGGACGACCGCGAGCCACCCGACCGGAGACCAGGAGCCGCGACAGGGGATCGCGGTGCCGACCGAGGAGGAGCGGGCCACCACCAAGGTCAGGTGGACAGCCGAGGTGGATCTGGAGCAGGAGCGCCACATCGAGGCGGCGGTCGCGGCTACCTACGACGTGCTCAAGGAGACGATGGACCTGACCAAGAGGCCGGCGAAGTCCGAGGTGGGGCGCGGCCTGGCGCTGGAGATGATGGCCACCCACTTCCTCTCGTTCTACTCGGGGGCGGCGGCCACCGTGAAGGACCTGCGCAACCGGATCTACTTCCGCGACATCATGAAGGGGCTGGAGAAGAACTTCGGCGTCTTCGTCATCGCCATCGACCAGAAGAAGGGCACCATCGTCCACGGGGTTCCCGACGAGGCCCTGGAAGCCATCGAGGCGAAGCTCGGCGTGGACATCGTGGCCCTCAAGAAGGGCACCAACGAGGTGGTGTTCGGCTGGGACACCGCCCAGAAGATCGAGAGCTTGGTCTCCTCGGAGGCCGACGAAGGTCAGGAAGACGAAGGAGACGACCGATGAATCTGTCCAGAGAGTTCGTGCTCGCCAACCTCAAGCAGGTCCGCAAGAACCTGTCCGACTGGATCAGGGAGCTGGAGAAGCCCACCATCCTCGAAGGCGGGAAGGAGGTCGAGGTCTACCCCGACGGCAACATCCCCAAGGGGATCTCCGTGGGGTCCATGGAAGGGATCCCGGCGGAGCAGTTCAAGTCGGAGCTGACGGCGGACGCCGGGATCCTGCTCGCCATGTCTTCGGGCGAGTGATACCAACGGAACTTGCCTGATAACTAGCGCTCAGGCACACTTTTGGTGTGACGTACATCAAGAACAAGCCGAGCATCCCCGTTCTCATCGGGAATCTTCCGTTTGTCAAGACGGTGGACCTCATGCTCATGGAGGGGACACCGGCGGTGGACGTGGCCAAGTTCATCCAGGAGGACCAGCGGGCGCTGACCGAGGTCAAGACCGTCTCCCTGGCGAACGCGCTCCTGCGCAGGCGTGACGATCTGCGGAAGCAGGCGTCGGAGCGGGTGGCCGAGGACAGCAAGCGCTGGTTCAACACCGCGGGGAACCCGGCGAACGACGAGCTGCTTGACGACGATGAGGACGACGACGGGGACATGGACGACGGCTCCGAGCCTGAGGCCCTTCCGGGGGGACGCGTCGGTGAGGTGGGGCAGATGCTCCCGAGCGTCATCGCCAAGAAGATCTACGAACGGCACGTCGAGCGAGGCATCGACGAGCTGGTGGAGGTCGAGGCCCTCTACATCGCTCAGCGGCACCGAATCGATCGGCTGACCCGTCTCGAAGCGGAGAAGGGCGGCTACATCGACAACCTCAACAGGGAGTTCGCCGTCGCCCACGCGATGCTGGGTCTCCGCATCGAGATGAAGAAGACCCTGGGTCTCACCGACGGCGACCAGAAGTTCAGGGAGCAGCTCGACATCAAGGGCTACTCGGAGAAGACGCAGCAGACGTTGTCCAATCCCGAGTCCAGGCACCGCGTCGTCTCGCTCGTGGAGAAGCTCGCTCGGATGGAGGAGAGGAAGCGAAGGAAGGAGACCGAGGCGAGCGGGGGCGACAAGGCGACCGGGTGATCTGTGCCCATCCTCGATGACAAGGGCCGCCCTCGGTCGGTCCGCACCGAGGACGAGGACGAGGAGCTGCTCTACGAACAGATCTCGCGGCTGCCGCCACACGAACGGGAGGCGCTGGAGGAGGTCCACGATCAGCTCGCGCGCGGGAGGGCGCGCGAGTACGAGAAGCTCGCCGAGGCGGAGTACGCGCGGAAGCCGGTCTCCATCGAGACGTTCCTGACCGATCCGTACTTCCTGGGAGACACGGGGCAGTCTCTCTGGCCGCGTCTCCGCGAGGACATGATCGAACTGTTCGAGGGCGACTACTACGAGGGCGTCCTCGGCGGCTCCATCGGGTGGGGCAAGAGCTTCTTCGCCACGTGCGCGATGGCGTACGTCGTGTACCAGATGTCGTGCCTGAGGAGCCCGCAGCGGACCTACGGCATCGACGCCGGGTCGCACATCTACATCGCGATGCTGAGCGTCACCGAGAAGGTCGCGCGTCGCGTCGCGGTGAACGAGCTGATCGGCAAGATCGAGCACTCGCGGTACTTCAAGGAGCACTTCCCGCTCAAGGCCGCGCCGAGCCAGCTCGAAATCAAGTTCCCGAACCAGGTCCAGGTCGTCGCCGGTTCGACGGGCAGCTCCGCGATCATCGGCCTCAACGTCTTCGCCGGGTTCATCGACGAGACGAGCTTCATGGGCGCCGACAAGGAGGTCGATCGCTCGGGCAAGTTCATCGCGACCGACACGGGCGAGAAGATCTACAAGTCGATCATCCGCCGCATGAAGTCGCGCTTCCAGCGGGCGGGTCGTCTGCCTGGGGTGCTGCTCACCGTGTCGTCGAAGGAGCGGCCCACCGCCTTCATCGAGAAGCGGGTGCGCGAGGCTCGCGAGACCGGCGACCAGCACTTCTTCGTGCGTGAGTACGCGACGTGGGACGTGAAGCCGCCGGAGTTCTTCTCCCGAGGCACGTTCCGGGTCGTCGCCGGCAACGACAAGGTCCAGAGCCGCATCCTGGCGGACAACGCCGACGAGCGGGAGATCCTCCGGTACAAGGAGATGGGCCTCCAGATCGTCGATGTCCCGATCGACTACCGCAACGACTTCGAGCGCGACATCGACGGCTCGCTCCGGGACATCGCAGGCGTTGCGACCGAGTCGATCAGCCCGTTCATCCAGCGGACGGACACCATCTTCGACGCCGTGGACGAGACGTTGCCCATCGGAACGATGGACGACGGCGGGGCGGTCATCGAGGAGTGGGTGCCATCGACGCCGCTCCAGATCCAGTGGTCGTCGGTCGCGAGGCAGTACGAGCGCAAGCTCGCGGGCGGGTTCGTCGAGATGGCCTGGCTGCCGCATCGCCACCCGAACGCCATCCGCTATGCGCACATCGACGCGTCGCTCACCGGAGACGCGACGGGCCTGGCCATCGGCCACATCGCCAACTGGACCGAGGTCGTGCGGCGCGACTGGAGGGGCGAAGAGTACAGCGAGCTGGCGCCGATCATCGAGACCGACCTGCTTCTCAGGATCGTTCCGCCCCCTGGCGATGAGATCCTGCTCTCCGACGTTCGGTCCATCGTCTACCAGTTCATCGAGCACGGGTTCCAGATCGGCTTCGTCTCGATGGACCAGTACCAGTCGGCCGACTCGATGCAGCAGTTCAAGAAGCGCGGCATCGAGGTCGAGCTGGTGTCGCTGGACCGGACGACCGAGCCGTACGACGTGCTCAAGGGTGCTCTCTACGAACGGCGGATCCGCACCCAGCGGCACCTGTACCTGGCCGCGGAGCTGCGGAACCTACAGCGGGTGCCAACGTCGGGCGGCAAGGTCAAGATCGACCACCCGAAGACCATGACCGGGCCGAAGGGGAACCAGGTCCGTGGATCGAAGGACCTGGCCGACGCGCTCGGCGGCCTGGTCTACTCTGTTACCCAGCGGAGCCCGGGGAGACCCATCCCGCCGCTGCTGGGCGTCAGCGACTCGGGCGCCGAGAGGAAAGACGACCCGTCCTGGGTGACGGGCGGGGCCGTCATGGTAGGAGAGGAAGGTGGCAGAAGTGCGCCCCGAGGCGGTATGGTGAAGCCCGGCTCAGGCTCCGGAGGCAGCGGCGGCAGCGGCGCTCCTCCTCTTCCCTTCGTGAAGGGGTGACGTGGCACCCAAGAAGCAGCGCTCCCTCGTCGAGGGGTTCATCCAACAGGTCGGCCAGGGCCTTCGGCAGTTCTTCGCCAGGTCCCCCGAGTTCGTCGCCGCGGATCTGCGCAAGGGCGGGATGCCCAGCGTCGAGCGCGCCGGCCTGCCGTACAACCTCGTCTCCCAGTTCGGCTACGACACGCTCGCCGAGCACCTTCGGATCGATCAGGACCTCATGGCCCGCTACGCGGACTACGAGGAGATGGACGAGTACCCGGAGATCAGCTCCGCGTACGACATCTACGCCGACGACTCGACGATGCCCGACATGGAGGAGGGCAAGTCGATCTGGGTCACCAGCGAGAATGGTCAGGTCGCCAAGGAACTGGACATGGTCCTGCACAAGCGGATCATGGTCGAGGACGACATCTGGGGCCTGAACCGGACGCTCGGGAAGTACGGCAACGCGTACGGGGAACTGGTGGTCGCCGAGCAGGGTCTCGTCGGCATCAACTACCTCCCGCCGCCCACGGTCAGGCGCGTCGAGGATCCGAAGGGCAAGCTCCTCGGGTTCATCCAGGACACGCGCGGCGAGTTCAACATCTCGCTCGAAGACTTCTATCAGCTCGCCAAGGAGCAGGCGGCTGGACGGTCGCGCGGGAGAACCCCCGGCGAGATGACGGTCTTCGAGGACTGGGAGCTGATCCACTGGCGCCTGCGCGGCAAGCACATGCGCTCGGTCTACGGCCATGGCGTGGCCGATCCAGCGCGATGGATCTGGAAGCGCCTGGCGCTACTGGAAGACGCCATCCTCATCTACAAGCTCTCGCGCGCGCCCGCGCGCTACGCGTTCTACATCGACGTGGGCGAGCTGGATAACGTCCGCGGTCTCGCCTACGTGAACCAGGTCAAGAACAACTTCATCAAGAAGAAGTTCATGAACCCGCAGACGGGCAAGCTCGACATGCGTCACAACCCGCTGGCGCACGACGAGGACTTCTTCATCCCGTCGCGCAACGGCAAGGACTCGACGCGCATCGAGGTGCTCCAGGGGCCCGACTACGCCGAGACAGACACGCTCGACTACCACCGGGACAAGCTGGTCGCCGGCCTCAAGGTTCCGAAGGCGTACCTCGGCTACGGCGGCGAGGCGACTCGGGCGTCTCTCTCGTCGGAGGACATTCGGTTCGCTCGGACCGTCATGCGCATCCAGCGCGAGACCAGGTCGGGGTATCGGCGGGCGCTGAGGGTTCACCTGGTGGCCATCGGAGCTGACCCGGACAGGCTCGACTTCGACGTGCAGATGTCCGTCCCGTCCGCGATCCTGGAACTGGCGAAGCTGGAGGTGCTGTCTGCGACGGCCGACGTGGCGACCCGCATGGGCGAGCAGGTCAGCACGCGATGGATCCTGACGAAGCTCTACAAGTTCTCCGAGGAAGAGGCCGCCCAGCTCATGGATGAGCGCGAGGAGGAGCAGCTTCGGAAGGGCGAGACCGAGGCCAACATCCAGCAGATGGCGATGCAGGCTCAGGCCGAAGTCCAGAGCGATTTCCAGGCCGGCGCCGAGGAGCAGCCGGGCGAGGAAGGGGGCGGAGAAGAGCAGGGTGGAGAGCCAGGTCAAGAGGCGGCCAGGAGGTACGGGAAGGCTCTCCAGGAACGACGCAAGGTCAACGCCGGGCGCGCCAAGAAGCTGTCCGAGGTCATGCGCGCGACCCGGGAGGGTTGGCGCAAGGAGTTCGAGTCCAAGAACCGAACCAGGTACGGCGAGGACAGGCTCCACGAGGTGTTGAAGAACGACCGGGCGTTGGCCAAGAGGCTCACCTCGATCGAGGGGATGCTCGCCGACATCCGACAGAACTTGCGGTGAACAGACCGTGGTGACGTGACAATATGTGGTCTGACCATACTTGACAGGCGAACGATGCGAATGTCATACGGAGGAACCAATGGCCTCTGAGAAGCTGGTGGACGGCGACTTCCTGGCGAAGCTCCTGGCGGGCTCGTTCGAGGTCCGCATGGGCGCGGTCGAGGAGGCCGTCGCGAACCACTCCGAGCTGTTCGGGGCGGAGGATGAGGCGTCGGTTCGCGTGATCGGCACCTACACCGACCACGCCATCGTCGCGAACACCGATGGCGAGTTCTTCCGGTGCGAGTGGACCGAAGGCGAGGACGGCGTGACCCTCACCCACGTGAGGCAGATCGATGTTCCCGTGATCGAGGGCGAGGTCCGCCAGTCCGCCATCCGCAAGAAGTACGAGGAGGCGGTCTCCGACCTCCTGGAGTGCAACTCCGAGTCGGCGGAGGAGAAGCTCAGGGAGCTGCTCGACCTCGCCACCGGCGGCGTGCCGATGACGGCCGAGGCCGTGGAGACCGTGTTCCTGGAGAACCGCGACCGGTTCGCCGATGCCGACTGGGCCAAGATGGTCTCGGAGAGGGAGGCGGAGATCCGCAAGTTCCTCGGCGCCGAGGCACTCAGGCTGGTCTACCCGAAGCCGCAGTTCGAGAACATCACCGGCGACGCCATCGACGAGTCGGTGGCCGAGGGTCGCAGGGAGTCGGTCGTTCGCGCGATGGGGGAGCTTCGCTCCTTCCTCGGGCGCCTGCGTGAGCAGACCTTGCTCGCCAGGCAGGTGAACGAGGGGTACAGGGTTCGTGGATCCGCAGACGATGCGGAGACGACCGCGGACTTCGTCGAGTTCGCCTCCGGGTTCGCAGAAGACCTGGACGGCATGATCTCCATCGTGGACGATGCAGTGGCAGTGGCAGAGGACGGGTGCGCGAAGTGCCTGGCCCGTCTCCACGATGGAATCGCTGGGCAGATGAGGGAGTGGTCCCTCGCGGCAGCCTTCACCGAGAAGATGGCTCGCCGGTTCGAGTCGAAGGCCGCCTGAGAACGAAGGAGCGAGACATGCTGGGCACCAAGATGAAGGTCGGTTCGCTGGAGGAGGATCTCAAGGAGGTCGGTCTCGACGCCGGGAAGGTCCTCGGCGAGATCGACCGCATGACCGGCAAGCTCGCCGAGGCGCGCCCCGGTTCGGCGTCCCCGCCGGTGGCGCCGCAGGGTCAGGTCCCGTCGCGCCTCGCCGAGGACAGGAACCTCCTCGGCGGCGGCGGCGGTCGTCCGGCCCAGGGCGGCGGCAAGGCCAAGACCCTCGCCGAGCAGGCGCGTGCCGAGCTGCGTGCGGCCGGCGTGGATCCGGCCGCGAACAAGGAGGAGGCGTTCCGGGCCGTCAAGAAGATCCGGAAGTCGGCGGCCCAGAAGCTCGCCGCGCGCCTCTACCGCAAGGGCAAGAAGGCCGCGCTCCGCGTGGCCTCGCGCATGTACCGCAAGCGGAACAAGCGCAAGATCCTCCTGCGCGCCAAGAAGAAGCTCAAGAAGTTCGGCAGCAAGATGCTGGCGAAGCTCCACGCGGCCGGCAAGCGCGTCGTGATGGCGCACAACGATCAGGCGCTCGCGAACCTCCGCGAGGCGCTGAACAACCCCTCCGCCGGGGGCCCCGACACCGAGAACTCGTACGAGGAGGCGGCCTACAACGCCGGCCTGCTCGCGATGTACCTCGGCGAGGTGTTCGAGGCGGTCGGCGACAAGGAGAGCGCCGAGACGATGTTCTCGGTCTCCGACATCGCGGCTGACCTCTCGGAGGATCTGGAGAAGATCGCCGAGGGCGACCTGTCCGAGGGTCAGGACGAGAAGCTCCGCAGGGTCCTCGACTCCGTCACGAAGGCGGCCAAGGTCTGGGAGGGCATGGGCTCGCCCACCCTCTTCCAGGCCATCGAGGTGGTGGCGAAGGGCGCGGGGGCCTGAGGTGACGCCGATCCCCCTCTCCCTCCTGCTGGGGGAGGGGGCTCGCAAGCGGCGAACAGCCTACTCCAGCGGACGGCGCGAACTCATCGGGTACGAGGTTCCCAAGGACATCGTGCCCAGGCCCAAGCGGAAGCCACCGAAGAAGAAGCCCGGACGACTGATCGCGCGGACCCCCTTCGCCTACAAGCGGTGGCGGGTCTTCTGAAACCGAGGAAGACGAGACCATGACCCAGCTCCTCATCGAGAACGCGCCCTTCGTCCTTCGCCTGGAAGAGTCGAAGGACAGCGCCGGCAACGCACGCTACGTCGTGCGTGGTCAGTTCGCGCGTTCGGACAAGGCGACGGAGAACAAGCGCCTCTACAAGGAGCATCTCTGGCGCCGTGAGATCGGTCGGCTCAACGAGTCGATGAAGGCGCGTCGCGCGTTCGGCGAACTGGACCACCCCGCGGATGGTCGCACGAAGCTCCAGCGCGTCTCCCACCTCATGACGAACCTCCGCATCGAGGGCAACGAGGTGGTCGGCGAGGCCGAGATCCTCGACACCCCCAACGGCCGCATCCTCAAGAGCCTCTTCCAGGCCGGGGCGCAGGTCGGCGTCTCCTCGCGCGGCTACGGTTCGACCAAGAGCCTGCCCGACGGCATCGAGGAGGTCCTGGAGGACTTCCGGCTCGACACCTTCGACTTCGTCGCCGATCCGGCCACGAAGACCGCCTACCCGAAGGTGTTCCAGGAGGAGCGGGAGCACATCTCCCAGGCCGAGACCGGGCTGACCATCGAGTCGCTGCGTCGCGACTACCCCGGCCTCCTCAAGGAGATCGCCGAGTCGTCGCTGGGCGACGTGGCTCGCCAGATCACCGAGGCGGAGGATCGCGCCAAGGAGCGCCTCAAGAGCACGTTCCAGGCGGAACTGCGCAAGACCATCGAGAACCTCACCGAGGAGGCGTACCGCAAGGCGCGCTCCGAGCTGGAGAGCGATCCCGAGGTGGCCGGCGCCAAGACGGTGCTGGAGCAGATCGTCTCGCTCGTGTCCTCGTTCGGCATGAACGAGAAGGTGCGCGCCGAGATGGAGGCGAAGGAGCAGGAGAACGCCAAGCTCCGCGCCCAGGTGGCCGACCGCGAACTGGAGGTCCAGAAGACCATCCGCGAGCGCCAGGAGTTCGAGAAGCTGGCCAAGGCGGCCGGCTACCAGCTCCACCTGGAGCGTCGCGTGTCGGATCACCCGTCCAAGGACACGATCCTCCGCCTGATCGGTGACGTGACGAGCTACTCGTCGATCGCCGAGATGGACGGGAAGGTGGACGCGCTGCTCAGGGAGTTCGTCCACGCCAAGCCGGCGGCTCAGGAGACGGCGGAGCGCCACGACGAACTGACCAAGCAGATCGAGAGCCTCAGGGCCCAGGTGGCCGAGAGCGACAAGAAGGTCGCCAAGGCGCACGAGGAGCGCGACACCGCTCTCGCGACGGCGCGAGAGGCCGTTCGGGTCTCCGAGAGCTTCCAGATCCAGCTCCACCTGGAGAAGAAGATCGCGGGTCGCCCGGACGCGGTTCGCGTGAGGCAGCTCGCCGAGGACGCGACCTTCGCCACGACCGAGGACGTGGACTCGTGGCTGGGCAAGTTCAGCATGTCTTCGTCGCCGGATCTGTTTGGTGATGCGGCCGAGCGCATCCGCATGAGGGCGCAGCGCGGCAAGGCTTCGGATCTGGTGGAGGACTCCTCCATCGGTTCCAAGAAGAACGGCAACGGGATCCAGGGGGGTGGCCTCCTGGAGCAGCTCGGTCTCGGAGACGAGGAGTTCGACAGGCTCGTGGGCAACCCCCGCCACCAGTGAGCGACTGTCGGTAGAAGTAGCGCGAGACCAACTGCCAGAGACCTGAACCCGAGGAGAAACGACGATGAGCGAAGCACGACAGATGCTCCGAGAGGCGGGCGGCGGAACCATCCGCGACGAGTCCTACACCGCCCTCCTGGAGCAGAAGTTCCAGCGGTTCCTGGGCGGCGTGAAGGATCCCTACACCCGCAAGGTGATGGCGATCCTGTTCGAGAACGAGCTGCGCGACATGCAGCGCCAGCTCCAGGAGGACACGCTCGCGGCGAACGCGGGCGCGTACACCAAGTACATCTTCCCGGTTCTCCGGAGGGTGTTCCCGAACCTGATCGCGAACGAGGTCGTCTCGGTGCAGCCGATGACCGCCCCGGTCGGCGCGGTCTTCTACTTCGAGTACAAGCACGGCAAGGCGAAGGGCACGACCTCGGCGGGGTCGAACCTGATCCAGAACTTCGACCGTGACTACACCTCGGAGAAGGTGACCGACGAGACGCTCGCGATCCCCGATGGCGTGGCCTACGGCGGCGCGGGCACGGCGCTCTCCGTGGTGCTCCAGTACAGCCCGGTCCGGCCGCTCGATGCGTCCGAGGGCTACTCGGTCACCATCCAGGACGTGGACGCGGATGGCACGGTGATCCAGGAGGCCGTGGACAACGGTTCCGGCGGCTTCACCGGTGACGTGGCGGCGGGCTCGGTCAACTACGCCACCGGCCAGGTGACGGGCTTCCTGTTCACGGCGGCCCCGGCGGCCGGCGCGGGCCGGAAGATCGTGGCCACCTACTTCTACGACTCGGAAGGCAACCGTCAGGTGCCGGACGTGTTCATCGACATCGACTTCGAGACGATCCGCGCCCGCACGCGCAAGCTCAAGGCGCGCTGGTCGGCGGAGGCGGCGGACGACCTGCGCTCGCTCCACGGCATCGACGCGGAGACGGAGCTGGTCGCCGGCATCTCGCAGGAGATCGCCCTGGAACTGGACCGCGACATCCTCGATCAGCTCTTCGCGGCCTCGGCCACGACGACCTCGACGTTCGACTTCACGGTCCCGGCGGGCATCTCCGAGGTGGATCACATCCGCTCGGTGCTCACCCGCATGAGCGCGGTCAGCTTCCTCATCCACAAGAAGACGCTGCGCGCGCCCGCGAACTGGTTCGTGACCTCGCCCGAGGTCTCGGCGAAGATCGTCCAGCTCCAGACGCACGGCGACTACCAGCCGCCGTGGCTGAGCGGCATGGGCCCCGCGACGCCGGGCGGCGCCGCGTACGACGGCACCGTGGTTCCCCCGAGCTACGGCCCGATCTCGTCGCACCAGGGCATCATCAAGCTCGGCCCCGTCGCCAACAAGTGGTACGGCTACCAGGACCCGTTCTTCCGGTTCAACCAGATCATGCTCGGCCTCCGCGGCCAGAGCTACCTGGACGCCGGGTTCGTGTTCTCGCCGTACGTCCCCCTCCAGATGACGCCGACGTTCCTCGACCCCGAGGACCAGACGTACCGGAAGGGGATGCGCACGCGGTACGCGACCAAGCTGCTCCGCTCGGAGTGGTACGGCCGCGTGACGATCACCGGCGGCCTCTGAGCTGACGGCCGAGCGCGTCTCGGTAGACGACGACGGGCGGGACCGGTACAACGGTCTCGCCCGTCTCGCTTTTGCGGGACACATTTCCAGGAGAAGAAGACCCATGAGCACCCCCAAGTTCAAGAAGGCCAAGCAGTGGATCGGCAAGGACCTCACGCTGCATGTCGGCGGCGGCGATCGGAAGATCAACGATCGCGACATCCTCGAAGGTCCGCAGTGGGCGAGGTTCGGGGGGATGGGCTTCCTCCAGGAGGTCAAGGAGCCGGCCGCCGCACCCGTGGCGAAGACGAGCCCGGCCACCCCGCCGGCACCGGCAGCTCCGCCGAGTCCTCCGTCCACGCCGGATGGGACCACGACCAAGTCGCACGCCGGCAAGCTGTCGGCGCAGGGGGCCAAGACCAAGACCAAGGGCAAGCCGGCCGAGAGCGAGAAGCCGGCGGAGGTCGCCGCCACGACGGAGAAGCCGGAGGAGAGCAAGCCGGCGGAAGGCGACGCGGAGAAGGCGGACCCTGGCCCCGGGGCCAGCGAGGAGACCGACTCGGCCCCCAAGGAGTGAACCGCCCCATCGGAGGTAGATCGTGACCGACCCCATGAACAGGACCGAGGCCATCGAGTGGCTCAAGCTCCAGCTCGGTGGTGGATCGGTCGTGATCGAACTGCTCCAGGAGCACTTCGAGACCGCGTTCAACGACGCTCTCCGATGGTACGTGGCCCGCAAGGGCATCCAGCGGAGAGCCGTCGTCAACCTCGTGCCCGGCATCGTGGACTACGTGATGCCGGACGACTGCGACGTGGTCTTCCAGGTCGTGTTCCCTGGGGTGGCGCTGGACATCATCGGCGCCGTCAACCCCTACGCCTTCATCGACGTGGACCAGGTGCCGGTCGCCTACAGTTCGATCACCGGAGTGCCAGGCGGCAGCTTCTACGGAACCTTCAAGCTCATCCTCCAGCACGCCGAGACGGCCAGGAGGATCGTCGGTTCCGAGCCGGCGTGGGAGTACGACAAGGGGACCAACACGGTCCACGTCTACCCCAACGCCCAGCGGTCGGGGGCGATGGTGGCGTACTACCTCTCGACCGTCGTGGTCACGGAGGATCCGGTCTCTCCGGCCGTGACCCCGGTGAACGACTTTCGTCGAAGGATGACCTTCCGAGACCGGGACATCATCCTGCGCTACGCGCACGCCAAGACGAAGTGGATGCTGGCTCGCGTCCGCGGGAAGTACACCGACGGGATGCCGAGCGCCGGAGGGTCGAAGAACCTGGACGGCGACACGCTGCTCGGCGAAGCTCAGGGAGAGATCGAGGCGCTCAACGAGGAGATCAAGGCCCTCAGCGAGCCCGTGCCATTCATCACGGGATAGGCTGTGGCACTCACTCAGGCGGAAAAGAGAAAGCGGTATCGACTTCGGCATCCGGACCGGGTGGCGGACCAGAACCGTCGAAACAACCAGAAGAACCGGATGCAGATCCGCAACGACAATCTTCGTCGCCACTACGGCATCTCACATGCCGACTACGAATCCATGGCGGCGTCGCAGGGTGGTGTGTGCGCGATCTGTGGAACACAAGAGCCGGGACAGAAGAAGCGGTACTTCTGCGTAGATCACGACCACGAGACGGGGAAGGTTCGGCAGCTCTTGTGCAACGACTGCAACGTCGGCCTCGCAAGGCTGGGGGAGGATCCTGAGCGTCTTCGCCGCGCTGCTGAGTACCTAGAACGGCACAGGGCGGCGGCGATTCGTCCTGTTGGGGAGGGGTGACTCCGTGCTGGTTTCCATCAACTCGCTGTTCGAGGCCGATCGGCCAACGACCTACGCCGTCGCGAACGGCAAGGTCTTCGTGCGGCGTCTCGGGGAGGCCAAGAAGCCGAAGGCACCGGAGCCTCCGGAGCCGCCCAAGCCGGTCGTCAAGGCGGTCAAGGACAACGAGGCGGAGGCCGAGAGGGACGCCACGGCGGCCAAGAAGAAGGCGGCCCGCGCGGTGGCCCAGGCAGCCGCAGAGAAGCGTCGCGAGCGGACATCGCAGGAGAAGCGCGCAGCGACGATCGCCAAGAAGCGCCGCGAGGCCATGAAGGCGGCCCGCGAGAAGAACCAAGCGGAACGGAAGGCGGAGCGGCAGGCGCGCCGGAAGGCCGGCCTGGAGAAGATCATGAAGAAGTCGGCCGAGAAGGCGGCCGACAAGGCCGGGCAGATCAACGCCCAGCTCGCTCACTGCATCCTCGCCGTTCACGTCAAGCGCAAGAAGAGCGTGCGGGGGGCCTGGAACATCTGCCGGGCGAGCTTGACGAAGTACGGGTACCTCAAGGGCCCCTATCGCGAGGACGGCAAGGTCAAGGACGTGAAGGCGACCCAGAAGGGTTCGCGTCGGGCCATGCAGCACGCCAACGAGAAGCATCCGCTGAATGGCGGCATCCTCGGGACTCCGCCTGCGAAGTTCCAGAAGTTCCGGCGCATCTTCAAGGACATCGAGCCCACGGTGTGATCATGGACCAGGACCTCAAGGACAGGCTCATGGCGCGGACGACCTACCACGGGAAGGACGGCAAGTTCGCATCGCCGGCTTCCGCCGTGACGGCCACGCGCAACGGTGAGCGGCTGCGCGTCGTGAGGCAGCTTCGGCGCCTGCACCGTGCCAAGGGCAAGACGGAGAGCGTCATGCGCACCGTGCTGCGGGCGAACCTCGCGAAGACCAAGGCAGCTCTCGCTGGAGAACTGTCGGCCCCGGGCTTCGTCAACATCGGAGACATCCTCTTCCAGGGCCGGTGATGTCGAAGCCCAAGCTCGACACGCTCTATCGCGACGGCGGCATCGACCGGATCCGAAGGATCTTTCCGGACGAGGCCGAGGTCACGGTGGAGCGCCCTCTCTGGGACTCCGTGGCCCAGGAGCCGGCACGGCTGTCGGGCACGCCGATCAAGCTCTACTCGATCAGGCGCGCGAAGAACATGCACCCCCTCTACAGGGAGCCGAGCGCCGAAGCCAAGGACTGGGCGTTCCAGGGCCCGTGGCAGATGATGGGCGCCATCGAGTTCAGCCAGGCCGACGACATCGACACGTCTGCTGGCACCGAGGGTCTCAAGAAGTCGGCGACCGCCACGCTCTGGTTGGCGCGCAAGGAGCTGGAGGACGCAGGGTCGCCGGACCCGAAGATCGGTGACGTGATCGAGTTCTGGGACCTCCAGCCGTACGCGCGGGCCGGGAAGTTCCAGTTTTGGGACATCGTGAAGGCCAACCCGGACGGCAACATCATCTCGTCCGAGGTCTTCGTGCAGTGGAAGATCGCCCTGGAGGCGCGAACCTCGTTCGACCCGGCGCGCAAGACCGAGAACACGAGGATCTGATCCATGAGCCTCTCCGAACAGCTCGAAGACGCCATCAAGGTCAGCATCCACGTCGGCCAGCTCGTCGTGGTGCGCACGGCCGACGGCGAGGCCGTGACCAGCGGCTACATCGAGGACATGGATCCGAAGCGTGGGCTGGTGCGCGTCAGGTCCACCGAGGACGGGACCGATGTGAACGTGGACGTGGACACGTCGTTCTACAAGCTCTGGGTCACGCCGCCGACCTTCGGATCGCCCCAGGGGTCCGATCCTCAGAACCTCTTCGTGCGTTCGAGTAAACCGGGCCCGTACGGAAGGCAGTGGGCGCACAGCACGGCCGGCCAGTGATCTACACCATCCCGAAAGACCAGGTTCAGGCGGCTCTCGCGCGCGGGTACGCGTTCCCGTGTGCGATGTGCGTGAAGCTCCACTGGGGGCTCGATCGCAACCTCGACCAGTGCCGTGCGGGCCATGAGGGCAAGGAGTGCGCTGGCCCGCTCGCCGGGATGGGGTTCCCGGAGTACGAGGGCCCGCTCACCAGGGACCTGATCGCGAAGCTCTGCTTCCGGTGCGGGCAGCCGGCATCGAAGGTCGTCGAGGGGAACAGGGGTCCGGGTCTCGTCGGCGTGTGCAAGAAGCACCTGCCGGTGCTGACGAGGGTCATGGAGGACGGCGATGACCCGTGGAAGCCGATCGACACCCACACGACGGTGAACCGGTGACAGGTCTGTCGTTCTCAATCACGCAGCGCTCGCAGAACCAGCGGATCTACCGGCTGGCCGAGGAGATGCAGCGTCGTGTCGATGCGATCGAGGAGCACTACTCCTTCGACCTCGCGAAGGCGCTGCTACCGGTTCTCCAAGGGATGGCCCCTCAGGACATCCCCGGGTACCAAGAGAACCTGGCCGTCAGGAGGTTGAAGATCCGCGGGATGGCTGGGGCGGCGATGATCGGCCTGCCCGCGTACGCCCACCGCCGGTGGCTGACCAAGGGGGATGCCCCGAGGACCGTGCTCTACGTGAAGCCCAAGCTCGCCGGTGGGAAGGCGATGGATCCAGCGGCGGTGACCCTCTGGCGGTCCAACCCGTGGACGATGGACACGTTGCCCTACGAGCCGTCCAAGAGGGTGGCTCAGATCATCTCCAGGAGGGTGTCGCGGAAGGACGCGGAGAAGATCGAGGCGATGCGAGCGGCGGAGCGTCCGAGGGTGGAGGCCGAACTGAGGACGCACGGCGTCGAGACTTTCCGGCGGAACAAGGTGCTGCTCGACCAGAAGGTCACCGTGGATCTGGCCTACGAGGTGCTCCGGAGAGAGTTCGGCGTGGGAGATGCGCCGCACGTGTCTCACTGGAGGCCGGCCATCCGGTACGTGAAGACGGTGCTTGCCAAGCAGCAGCTCAAGAAGTACCTCCGGTGGCTGGCGGTCCCCTCCGAGAGGCGATGGAAGAGGCCGTTGGTCGCGAAAACTGGTAAGGTCTCAGACATCCGAAGGGTCCAGCGCTTCCAGCGCTTCATCCGGGCCTGATCGACGATCTGCGGAGGAACAAGGTCATGAACGTCCACCGAGTCAACAGTGCCCTTCTCAAGGGCCTCAGCATCTTCCAGATGTCGGAGAACCAGGGGCTCATCGAGATGTACACCGGGACCGGTGGCAGCTTCGGCGCGCCCGACATGGCTCCGACGGGCGATCCGCTCCGCGGTGGCGACGGCGGCGTCAACAACATGAACTCGGACGCCGAGGCGTTCGAGTCCTACATCGAGCAGACCATGATGTCGGTCTCGGCTCGGTGCGACGTGTCGATGGACGACGCGCTGGAGATGCTCGTCACCGTCGCCGACGAGATGGCCGAGCAGGGCCTCATTCCACCGATGCCCGACCCGGACGAGGCGAGCGCCGAGGCGCTGTCGGCGTGGGCCGGCGCGGCCAAGACCGCCCAGCTCGGCGCCGAGGTGATCCGCGCGTGCATGGACGCGGCCGGCGACATCACGCAGGGCGTCGGCGGCGGCGCGGCCTGATCCGGTCTCGGGGACAAGCGCGTCGTCAGGCCAGTCCTGGCGGCGCGCTATCACCGTGAGGTCTTCCGATGGCGAATGGTCGGACGGGCGAGGTCTTCATCGAGGACTTCGACATCGGTCTCGCTGAGACCATCGGCGGCGAGAAGGTCCAGATCGAGCTGGATGGAGAGATCGCCGAGGTCTACGCGCTGCGCGTGCCGAGCGTGACCGGTCCCGACCAGTACAGCGGGCTCGTCCCCATCGTCATGTCGGACGCGGAAGACGCGTTCTCAGACGAACTGCTTCCTCAGATCGTCATCTCGCGTGGCTCAATCCAGCCAGCGATGGCGAGATGGTTCGGCGGTGGGCACGAGTACATGGTCCCGGCCAGGGGAGCGCGCGAGGTGTCGTCAGGGGCCCTGCGTGGACCCAGTCGTGTCGAGATCAAGGGCTGGACGTACCCGTTCGACATCTCCTACGACGTGCATCTCCGCGCACGGCTGAGGGGGCAGGCAGATCGGATCCTGCGCGTCGTGGGGCAACGTCTCTGGGCGTACGGG